TGGTTTGCGTGGGGGTGCTGGTGACCGTAAATGGAAATCTTCGAATTAATTACTGGATGAGGTTGCTAGGGGCCGCCCTAGTGTGTATAGTTCATTACATGACAGCAACCGGAACCTCAGGAGGAACCGAAATGAATACAGAAACACGCAAACTAAGTTTCACAGGCAATCGGACAAACATTGATTTGAACGTCATCATTGAAGGCGTAACCGTTACCGCAGACACTGGCGAGAAAGAATATTCTTTCGTCGTGAGTTGCCCTGAACTAGGCCATTCCAAGAGCTTCAAGACTATGGCTGAAGCTCAGGCTCTGGCTACCAAAATGTTGTTTGGCGAAATGCACGACATCTACAACCTAGTGGTCCACTCTGAAGAAGCTCAATGCTTCTTGGATCGCATGAACGAGGTGAACGCCTGATTCACACAGGGTAGGGCTGCGAAAGGCTACCTCCGAAGTTCGGGGAAGTGAGAGGTTCAATTCCTCTCCGCAGTACGACAGCAACAACAACAGAAAGGACTGTCATGGGTGATAGAGGAAACATCCAAATCAATCAACCGCTAGTCGGACAAGTCAGCGGCGAATCAGATATCTACTTCTATACGCACTGGCGCGGCAGCGAAATTTGCCAAGTCTTAGCGAAAGCGCTTGACGATAACCGTGACGCTTGGAACAACCCGGACTACTTGTCACGGATGATCTTCAACGAACTTCAAGGCGACGATCGCAGCAACAAAGGCTTCGGAATCGGCACCTGCGAGATTGACCCTGAGCACCCAACGCCAGAGGTTTACTGGACTACCCGTACCAGCAAGTTCGGTACGCAGATGGCTGATGAACTGATGGTCCAATACAACGGCGACCTGATGACCGGCGACGAGTTCATTGATCTTAAACTTCGAACAGCGGAACGCACGAGGGCAGGCCATGAATTTGAGCCGACGCTTGAAATGCTGGTGATCGAGTGACGGTGATTCATCGCATCACTGACCTGCCGAAGCGTCAGCAAGCTGCGGTAGTCACGTTAGTGAACCGGCTTGCCTCGTTACAGCTTCCTGATGAGTTTGTGGAAACGCTGCTACGGAGATCAGGTAATGATGCGGAAGCGATCTGGCGTTACATGATGGACGCGGGTTTCGCACGCCACGCTGATGAGTGGCTGAAGGAGAACGTTCCTGCTATCGTGCAGGAAACAACATAACGCTCGTTGGTTGAGGCGGTTGCTGTCATAACTCCCTCCTTGACTCCCAACGAGTAGAAGATCCCGTGGCCCCTGACCGGTCACGGGATCTTCATTTTTTGGGCTTAGAAATTAATCTCAAATATTCTCCTGTTTTGGTTGCAAGGGGTCCCCCTAGTGTGTATAGTTATTGTCATGGCAGCAACCCCAAACCTCAAAGGAGCCAACGAAATGAACACTATCCCTAACTACAGCACCGCCAGCAAGACCGCTCGCAAAGTAGACCCAGCGGAACTAGCTCACCTGATCGTCCAGAACGACCAGTGCGGAGGAACCGGAAACTTGACCGTTCTCCCCGGAGCCGGTCGCCCAGCATGGACCGCTTGCAGCGCCGTTAGCTGCCACTACTTTGAATTCAACTACGCCCTCGGCGATAGCAGCACGAGCTTCGCTGTTGAAACCGTAAATCGCAACGGATACCAGACTGAGAAAACAGCGCACGAATACGACGCACCGATCTTCGTCTTGGAAAACCTTGGCATGCACGTTGAACTGAACAAGTTCGACCACGCTAGTGGTTCATACCGGCTTCGAGATGCGTTCATCGACAACGGCATCAAGGTCAAGGACAGCCTGTACAGCGAGAACCTCGTTCGCGCTGACCTTCGTGGAAGCACCTACGACTACTAAATCTAAGTAGAGGGGCCGCTCCTTCGGGGGCGGTTCTTTCTATTTTGCGGCAGCTTTCTTTTTGGCTGGTGCTTTCTTTTTCGCTGGTGCTTTCGCTTCGGCTTCTTTCGGTTCAGCCTTCTTCTTGGCTGGAGCCTTCTTCTTAGCTTTCGGCTTCTCACCATTGAGCGCAGCCCACGTCAACGGGCCAACCAATCCATCGGCAACTAAATCATTCGTCGCCTGAAATTCAGAAACAGCAGCAACAAGCCGAGGGCCATATTGCCCATCAGCATGCAAACCTAAAGCCATTTGAACTTCACGGATAGATCGTTTATTGGAATTGTTTGTTGGACTAAGCCACGCGTCACTCATTTTACTGTTCACTTACCCTTGCTATAGATGCAGAGTCGTCACCGACTTTGCGAGCCGATATTGCTTTAGCGACTGAAACCAAACCGGCGACAGCACCAATCTTGATTGAGTCTAGAACGTCAGGACCGGGAACTGCGAAAGCCGCTGCCCATGCTTGAAGCGCAGTTGATACTGCTCGCTCTGCGAGGTCCGTGAGAAATACTTTATTGAACATTGTTACTCCTATGCGTTATGGATGGCCGACCAAGTTTGACGACCGATAATGCCGTCCGCCTTCAGGCGACGACGCTTCTGGAAATCTTTTACAGCACGCTCGGTTCCCCGACCGAACACGCCATCAATCAGCTTGACTCCTATATGTTGTTGCACCCATCTTACATCCGGGCCACGGCTACCTCGCTTAATGAGCGTGCCGGGAAACTCGCGCACTTCAGTTGTGACTGATGGTCGCTTCTGTGTAGAGCGAATCTTGCTCAAAGTTTGAGGCCCAACGATGCCGTCAATCGTCAATCGGTGTTTACGTTGGAACCTGACAACCCCGTAATGAGTAGCGGTGTCGAAATCGCCGGTTACCTCAACTCGGTACCCGAGCTTTGAGAGCGCCTGCTGAAGCTCTTTAACTTCTTCCCCCACGCTTCCCTGTTTCAACACTGCGGATCGCTTAGGGGGCGTTACAGGCGGAGTGGTGCCACTCTGGACCGCACTCTTGGGTACACGCCACTGGCTGGAAACCATCATCTTCTGCACGTACTCGCGCAACGGCCCGGTATAGCTCATGTCGTATTTACGACTAGTCCACTCACGATGATGAATGATTCGGTTGTGATTCCAGCCTTGCCATTTACACATGGCAGCGCAAAGTTTCACTAGCGCTTTGATTTGGGCTTGGGAATATTCCTCACCAATACCGTTGTTCTCAACTTCGACACCCCAGAACCGGCCATTAGCCTTGCGGTAGTCGTTGTCCCGACCGAAGTTGCGTGCGTTGTATGCACTTTGCCCAGCATCGAACTCTGTTGTGATGTCCCGGCTCGCTTCTAAGTCTTTGATGACTTCGGATGAGCCACGACCAGCATGGTTACAACGGTTCTGTGAGATCAACAGCAGTTTGCCGGATCGACCGAGGAGGAACTGAACGAGCGGTCCCTTCAAATCTGATCGACCGTTCACACAGATGTTGCGACACGGCATGTCCGCTGAACCGCCAGCAGCCGTGTGATGCACAATCATCCCCAACGTGCCACCCGGCCTGTGATCAAACGAATACTTAGAACCGCGCCGTGTTTCCCAACCCGGTTCCGCCTCAACATCCAAACCGGCGGCTTGCAACACTTCCAGAACGTTCGCCATTAGCTTCTCCTAGCGAGCAGCAATTTCTTCGTCAGTTAAACCAAGCTCTTTCAGCTTTGCGTCACCTGATGCTTTCGCTGCTGCTTTAGCATCTGCTTCTGCTTGTTCAGCAGCAACTTGCTCGTTGTGTGCCGTCAGCATTGTGGCATGCGCGGTTTCTTCCTCGTCCGTCATATCACGGACAGTTTCAACACCTGTCTCACAATTCATTTCAACTATTTTTGTCATTACAACTCCTAGCTGTAGTCAATTCCGTACGCAGCGATTGAACAATTTGCTTCAAGTGTGTAAACAGCGGTCCATGTCACTGAGGTAATCGCCGCTGCGCTTGAAGGGTTATAAAGAGCGCCACTCCACCACTGAGCGCCAGTCGTGTAGTTATCCCAACTGGAGTTCATGTACCAGCCCGGATGGTCAACAGCGTTGGCGTAGTTCAGTAAATACATTCGACACCACCCCATCATTTCCGAACCCGTACCCGGACCTGAACCGTAGTTAATGTCAAAATGAGTAGTGGCCTGAGCGTTACCTAATTGAGTTGTTCCGTTTATGCCCCAACCATTTTGTCTGTAGTTCGATCCAGTGTCGCCATTCAAAGTGATGTCAGCACCAGCCGCTCCATTTGACGTACCAGTTTTTGCTTGAAAAATGATCTCAATATCTCGATGTGTTTGTGGAATGCCTGAAAGAGTCATTACTGTTGACGAACCATCGGCTGTGACTTTCCCAAGAAATTTGTAAGTCGCTGTCGCCATCGTTACGAGTCCACCCTTCCGTACAAATCAAACTTGGTGTTTGATCCCCAGTTCCCTGTCACCATGTCTAACTGAATTGAGGTCACATCATCGGCGTTGCCCGGTCCGCTGCCGTCAAACCAGCCGGTGTACAAGAAGTTGATTTGTTTAGTGCCCGAATAATGGTAGTTGGCTTGACACATGAAACAAACACGACCGGGACGAGTGGAAGCTTTTTGATAAGACCAAATGTTCATTTCAAGTTGCATCAGCATTGTTCCCACGTTGTCACTAGCGTTGGGAAGATATGCGAAGTTGGCAGCAGTTTGGTTTTCGCTTTGAAAAGCAAGGTTTGCGTTGTCGTAACGGCCACCACGGTTGAAGTCGTAGTTGCTGTTTGAATCGCTGTTGAAACGAATATTGGCAGAATTTATACCTGTATTTGTGCTGTGCCCTACGCCTTTGAGGACAAGAGAGTTGTACGTGTTCGGGATGCTTGTCAGCGATATTGTTGCCGCTGATCCGGTGCCGCTAACTGAGCCAATGTGTTCCATCGCTATGCGTCCTTAAATCCGAAAAGCTGAATTGTTGAACCAGAAGCAAATGTGTAGCCGGTGAGATCAAAATATTTGAGAGATGTGATCGCTGCGGTTCCGTTTAGCAACACTGCTGCTGCTGAGTTCGCTGACATATTCGAGGTTCCTGAAGTGGCACAAGTCGCAAACTGGTATTGAACTGGACTTACCATGTTGGAAAGCGTGTATCCGTCAAGCAATATTTCCCGTGCCGACGGCGTACTGGCCTCGTTCGTGTCATAAGTGCCGATACTGGTTTGACCTGTCTGACCACCAAATCTGCTTGTAATGCTTCCTCCGTGAGAACCAGTCCAAGCAAATCCGTAATAAGCCCCTGTATCACCGTTTAATTGGATGCGAGGACTGGCGATGTTTGAGCTTTGCCCAAGCTCGGTAGCAACGATTCTTAAACTGTTATAGGTCTGCGGAATGCTCGTAAATTCGTAGCTACTGGTTGATCCATCAAACGTATGGCCAGCTATGTATTCATATTGGGAAGTGAAAGGGGCCGGCCATAGGCTGTCACGTTCCGCTTCGGCCAGTTCACCTAAGGACCACACGCCAGAAGCAGCAGAAGTCGTGGGCGCATTTTCTGGCCCAATCACACCCCCATTGACGCCATAACTCATCGTGCAGCAATCTCGTCATCAGTTAAACCAAGCTCTTTCAGCTTCGCATCACCTGAAGCCTTGTCTGCTACCCGTTTAGCTTCAGCAGCTTCGTCAGCTTCACGTTGGGTTTTGAAGTTCGCTGCATCGGTTTCTCGTTGCGTTTTTTCTTCGCTGGTTTCTTCCCGTGAAGTTTGCTTGCCAGTTGCACAATTAAATTCGATAACGGTTGCCATAATTAACTCCTACTAATTCCATAGACGGCAAGGATAGAATTTTCTATTAGACCAATAGTGGTATGCGCCGAGATTTGTGTCACTGGATCGCAGGCAGCATTTATTGTCGTCCAGTGACAGTTATTCACTTCCATTGTGTAGCCAGTTTCATAGAACATTGATGAGACTAGAGTGCCGCAGGTGAAACCCGTTTCTGGTGTGCCACCTGACGCTTCGGTATAGCCAGCTATATAGAGCTTGTTTAAGGTCGCTGAGTAGTTATAAGACTCGGTGCCCCCACCCACTCCTTCGGTCACAGCTATGCCGTCGTCGCCACTGAGTGTTGAGGTGGGGGCCGATGCGTTGCCTAAGTTCCGATAGCGCCCGTAGTTGTAATATCCACCACTTTGACCGTTAATACGGAATTTAACCTCGGTGCCGAAGTTGCTAGTTGTAACGCCTTGAAGAAGCGCAATAATTTCCAGATCCTTAAAAGTTTGGGGAATACTTCCGACAGTCAGCGAGGTTGGGCTACTGCCATCAGCAGTCGCAACACCAAGAAGTTCATATGTTGAAGCCATTACGATGTCGGCCTTTTGTATAGACGTAATTTAGATTCAGCGGTAAACGCTCCACCTGCCGTGAGAGTAAAAGTAAGACTGGTCACATCGGTGCCGGTTGGTGCGCCATCTGAATACACGTACGAACCGCAACCCTGCATACCGCTGTAAGGCGTGTCACCAGTAGTGTTGTTTTTGCCGCCGACCTCAGCCATCATCGATGGTGACCCCGGAGAAGTACTTTTCTGAGACAGGTTCCAAAACTCTGCGTAGAACCATGATCGAGCTTTTCCAGAGTTCAAAGTGTTAGGTGGCACTGCCACAATGGTTATGTAAGAAGTCTGGTATTGACCCACAGCAGGATTACCGCCCCAACTAGACAGGTATTGAGTCCACCTGTAGCGAGTATTGGAGTCGTTATTGAATCGTACTACTAGGTCGCTGCTGTAACTGGAGTGAACATGAGCAGCAATGCCCGTCAAAATAAACGACTGACTGTCAGTAGGAATGTCTGAAATAGTAAGACTGTTAGCGCTGCCATCGCCTTGAACTTCGCCAACAAATTGGAGTTGGTCACCTACAGCCATCAGCTTGCCGTTCCCATGCCATACAACGTGGCGGTCGTCCCGTTTGGATAATTTGAACTGCCGTACCCCATCGTTCCCACCGTCAGACTCGTTACCGCTGCAATCGTTCCTTCAAAAGATCCTGACGCCCACCCGGTTCTGTTGTAAGCATTAGTTCCGGTGTCGAGCGAAGTTTGACCGTACCGTGACGTGAAAGCAGGCACGTTATCGCTAGAAGAATAATCAGGCATGTCCATGATGCAAGTGTATGGCAACGTAGTTGAACCAAAGTTCATCCCGACGAGCCACCGACTAGCTCCCGAACCGCCAGACGACTGAGTGCTATACGAGTAAATATACGAGTAGTAGTAGCGATAGTTGCTACCCGTGTCACCGTTAATTTGAACAGCAACATGGTAGTCGTTGCTATGTGAACCGCTTACTGCTGTTTTTGTAATGAGACGCAAGTCAGCGTAGGTCTGAGGAATAGACGTAAAAGTATATGAGGCAGTGCTGCCATCAAAAGTGTGAGTAGCAATAGGATCAAATACAAACTCTAAAACTGGTGGCCAAGTGCCAGCGCTCACATAAGAAGCAACCTCATTCATAGTCCAAACACGAGACGCGGCAGAAGTAGAAACCGCTGGTTGTGCGCCAATCGGTGACCACGTTTTGCCCGACTCGTAACCAGTTGGCATCAGGTAATTTCCAAAACGGAAAGTGACAGCTCCAAGAGGCTACTGGCGGTGGAGGAGGCTTGAATGTAGTCCCCCGGCTCCAACACAAGTTTGCCTGCTATCACACCAACAGCAGCGTTTGATGGTACCGACAGAGCTTTCACAAGATCATATTTTGCGCTTGCCGATGAGTCGTACCAGCACACCGTTCCAGCTTGCGCTCCTGTGTTGTCCACATTCGTGAGTTGAGCTAGCAACACAATCGAAGTGGTACCACCCGGTGCGGTGTAATAAGTCACTAGCGAGTTGGTTAAAGCTGCGCCTTTGTTCTTAAACGTATTTGCCATTTTTGTTCCTTAACTAAGAGCCAGAATAAGCGGAATTGGATCTGATGGTGGGACCAGCGCCGTGATATCACTGATCAATGCTTTCTTTGTGGAGTTGTCTGTCACGTCTTCAATGATCACGTAGTCCGTAGCGACCGCTGTTGCCGTGCTTAGGTTGTTTGCGTCAGCGGTCAACGTGGCGGCGCCGCTTGACGTGCCGCCAGCCAAACCCGAGTTAGAAGCCGTAGTGATTGAGGTGATCGAACCAGCAGCCGCAATATCAGAAGCCAAAGCCTTCTTGGTTGTGTTGTCCGTGACATCTTGAATCAGTAGATAATCCGAGGTAGTAGCGGTCACAACACTTGCCGATTGCACGTCAACATTTACCGTAATCGCTCCACTGGCGCCACCTCCGCTCATGGCAGTGCCAGCCGTGACTCCCGTAATATCGCCAACAGGCGAAGCCTCCCATGCAGATCCGGTGTAAAAATACAGGCTGTTGTCTGACTTAAGCCACGCGTGCTGCCCTTCTTGTGGCGAAGTGATAGCAGCATCACGAGCGGTAGCGTCAGCGAAAACTGCAATAATTTGCGCCATCACATAGCCGTCCATGTCGGCGGCAGTTAAAACGTCACCGGAAGCGAAATCCTTCCAACCGAGAGGTGCAGCCATATTTTCTCCTTAATATCCCAGCGCACTCGTATCGAGCACGCCATATTGTGAGTCGTTCAGAATGAATCCTGTCACCAGAGGTTCAGCCGTATTGAACGTTGTCAGAAATCTTGTAGTCGTAATATTATGCCGTATGCCTTGAACTGTCAGGTTACGCGTAATAGTTCCGCCGCCCGGTTGTGCTCTGGTCACTTGAATCGGTTGAAAGAAATCCGTATCCAACGCAGCGTTCACAGTTGCAGTCACATCAGCGGTTGAATCGATAGTGATTCCTTTGATACGCAAATCAGCATCCTTACGAGTTGCTAACACTGCGTTTGCGTAATCGAGGGCAACAGAATCTGTTTCCATCAACAAATTATTGCGGACAAGGTTGCGCTCAAAATAGGTGCTGATTGATGTCGCATCGGAAGCGGTTTGAGTTGTTCCACCAGTACGAGTCACACTGATCTTGTTAGCCAACACCGTGTCATCAGTATTGAAATCAAGTGAAACATAAGGAATTTGTGTGCCTGTGTCGTTGAACTGTGTCGGTGTAGTAGCCAACGCTTTGATCGTGTTTTCTCGGCTCACAAACTTTGTTTTGCCGTCAGAATCTAAATAGAACCCACCAATCTCAGTAGTAGCGCAAGTCCTAATCGCCGTCAAAGCAGAACGAGCGGTACCCGGATCTGCTTGACAAGTTGTGTCGCCCGTATCAATAGAACGCTCCGAGCTAGGCCAACCGACTGTGTTCAAGATTTTGTTGATGCGTGTACCAGTATCTTGACCGGCTGCTTGCCCTGCCACGGTGCTGACGTTCGCCAAGTTCAGAATACGTTCACCATCTACAGCATTGATCGTCACGTAGGAGGCGTCAATATCTTGCTGATAGGTGTAGTTCCATGCTTCGATATATCCGCTGAACAGGAAGCGTTCTGTGCCGCCATGCGTGGCAGAGATCACCACCTGAATCATCGGTTTAATTTCGTTAGCGTACGTACCGTTGTCAGGGTCAAGAACGCCTGTCGTATCGATACAAGAAATTGTGGCGACCCCGCCTTCAAAAGTGTCTAGGACTCTGGATCGGCCACGGCTAATAGAAATATTTTGAACGTTGCTAGTGAGATCAAGGATCGTGACAGTTGAATCAGCCAGCACACCAGTATCAAGAGGTGTTGATGCGTCATTCAATACAAGAGGCGGACCGAACGAGGCGCTAGTAGAGAACCTGACAACTACTTTGACTGTCGCAGCGGTCGCCATTTACAACACATCCACTGACCACGATTTACCTGAACGCTGCATCTCCAACGCTCCTTGGCGGATTGTTTCGAGTAGTTCTTTCTCGGTAACAACTGAGCCTTGAACATTGATAACAACGCCACCCGGCAAAGCATCTACGGTAGTACCGCCTCGGCCACTGCCGCTCATCAGGCCCATTGACCCAGCGTCAGCAAAAGCAAAGCCTGCGCCTTGTTTCCGCATCGCATCGCGTTGTCGCACGCTTTGAATAGTGTCTAAAGACCCAGCGTCAATCAGCGCTGACATCGCTGCGGAAGGCGCAGCAATAGGAACAATCGCTATCGGGTTAGATCTTGATCCCGGCGCAGGCCCACCGCCACCACCAGCGCCACCGCCACCGCCGCTGTTTATACCTGCGATACCTGTTGATGATTTAGCCATCTGTCGCATCATTGAAGGCACAGTCCCCATCGCAGGGTTCTGCAACACGTCGAAAATGCCTCGTGACTGGCCTTCAGTTAAAGCGTTAAACTTCGCAATAAATAACTCGAAAACTCGATCAAGATTGTCAGGCAAAGGACCAAGCGTGGTGATGAAGTCTTTGATTCCACCAGCAAAATCTTCCTGCATCACCCGAGCGAGAAGCGTCATGGATTGAGCGTTTTCACCCAAAGCTAGATTTGCTTGTGTTACTCCTAACTGAGCAGCGCTAACACCACTTGTCGCTGCTCCAAGCTGATCGTTTGCTCCGGTAATCGCAGAGTCGAACATCATGCCAGCTTGCAGATTTCCGATTGCAGCACCGATCCGGCTAATCCCAGCAAGCGAACTTACAAACTCACCGAAATCAGTGTCGCCCATCGCCAAGAGCGCTTGTGCTGTCTGGTTGCCTTCAAAAGCACCAAGCCCGATGACTTGACTGATTATGTCTACAGGGAAACCACGGTCACGGAGCTTGGTAAGGTTAAGCTGAAACGCTGTGTATTGAGCGAGCAGTTGTTTGGCTCGTCCGCTCGCATTAGCGCCGGGGGTTTCCCCGAACGTAAACCCAAACGCTGACGCAGTTTTTTGTGCTGTCTGTGAGCGTTGATCCATTAACGAATTGACACGGCTTTGCGCCGATGCTTGATTCTGGATTGCTTGTGCTAACCGATCTTCAGCAGTAACAAGATCCTCGGTTAGCTTGGTGCGAATATTCGCGAGATTTATTAAGCCACCTTTTTGTTCAATGGCTTTCTCGAATGTGGAGCGCAGTTGTGGGATTTGCGTCATTCCCGTATCGAACGCATCATCAAAGAGCTTGTCGAATGCTTTACCGATTTGCTCTGGTGATCCCACAATCGCTTCAGCAAACGAATCTGTTAGTACAGAGCTACCAAGACTTGTTGTGTTTTTAATAAAGTTTTCAAACTCCGCTGTAGCAGCCTTAGCTGCCGACGACATTGTTCTACGATCAGCGGCTTTCGTGTCCACGAGCTTTGCCGAAATACGGCGAGAGATTGCAAGCTGTGTATCAAGTGCCGCTGAGTCACCACCCGGCATAAGCGAACCGACATCAATAATGGCGTTCATCGCTTCGTTCAACTGCTCATACAGGCCAGCGGTGTCAAGCGCCAAAGTGAAGAACAGCGCTCGCCCTTCGGCAGCATCCCGTAGTTCTTCCCATGTCAAGCGGACGTTCTCTACTTGTTTTGCTTGCGCCGCTACTGCATCGGTTGTTACTTCGGTTTCCCTCGCAAGAGCGTTAATGCCATCCGCCATAATTGCGTAGTCAGTAGTGGCATTGGCGATAGTTCTGTTTAACTCGTCTTGCGCATGGTTCCATTCACCAGTTAGCTTTGCCGTATCAACTAGCGAGTCGAATACCTCAACACCAACCATCCGAGCATATTTGGCAGCGTTGTCTTTATTGGTAAGGAACTTCTTCGCTTGCTCGTCAAGTTTCTCGTTGTTGTCGTCGTAAGCGTCAGCCGTTTCGTCTAACGCAATAAGCATTTCAGCGACTTGTTCAGAGTCCAGTTCCCCAGCACGCAGCTTCTTCGCCATCGAACCCGTTACTTTTAATGTGAACTCGTCAACATCTTCGAGCACGTCAGCCAAACGAGCGTTGTCGCCCCTAAGCACTTTTGCACGACCAGCTAGGCGCTGATATTCGTCCGTACCTGTGCGAACAGTGCGGTTGACATCGTGCATACGGATATCAAGATTCTCAAACTCAGGGGCAACATCCCGAGCAATCAACTCACCCAACAGAACATTCGATCCGTTGAGCTTTTCAATACCCTCATCAACCGTTTGGGTTGTACCAGCAAGCCTTTCGTATTCTTCGGTAAGCGCAGCCGTACGCTCCTGAACCATTTGTAAAGGATCGCCAGCAGCTTTCAGTTGCTCATTTAACGCTTGCTGTCGTGTCTCGGCTTCTTTATCCGCACCCGTAAGTTTGACGATTGCAACCGTAAGTAACCCGACAGCGGCAATCCCTAACCCGATGGGGCCAAGCATCCCAGCCATTGCAACCTTAATGGCGAGAAAGGCTTTAACCATTGCACCAGCAGCAATGAGAAGCGGCCCAGCAACCGCCAACAACCCACCGAATACTACGACTGCTGTTTTTACTGGTCCGGGTAAATCACTAAACGCTTTAACAACCTTGGTAACAAATTCTGCGAACTTCTGAATCATTGGTAACACGACAGGGATGATCTCCTGCCCTACCGCAATCATCGCCACCTTAAAATCGGATATAGCTTGATTCATCTTGAATTCAGTGGTTTCTGCCGTAACAGCAAACGCTTTATCAGTGGCACCGAGCGTGTTGTTCATGCTCTCAAAAATGGCTTCAGTACCAGCCACGTTTTTACCCATCAAGTCCATAACACCTGAAAGGGCGCGCACGTTACCGAACACTGATGCCGAAGCAGCAGCGTTACCATCAAACTCCGTCGCCAACGTCTGGAGAGTAGAAAGCAACCCTTCATCTGCGATCTGTTTACGTAACCCTTCAGATGAGAGGCCCATCTCTGCCAGCGCTTCTTCAGCTTGCTGAGTCGGTTTCAATAAAGAAGTCATGATGCCACGAACTTGTGTGGCTGCTTCTGCTGCGTTGGTACCAGTACGTGATAGCGCTGCGAATGCTGCACCGACTTCGTTGAAGCTGACACCCATCGCTGACGCGACTGGGAGCACACGCCCCATTGATCCAGCAAGTTCTGAGGCTTCGAGTTTACCTTCACGCACCGCTGCGACCATTACGTCAGTAGCGTCGCTCGCTCCGAGGTTCTCTTTGCCATAAGCATTCATGGCGGACGTAGCAAGATCAGCGATGGTTGCCGCTTCACCTAACCCAACCGCTGCTGCTTTCGCAGAGGCTTCCAACACGCTTGCGGCGTCAGCGCCTTCGATACCTGCTGAGGTAATGAAGAACATAGCGTCAGCCAGTTCTTGTGGCGCTCTTGCCGTTTCACCCGACAGCTTCAATACGCTCTCAGTTAAGCCTTTAACTTCTTGCTCTGAGCGACCAACCAAACTTTGGATTTTCGTCATTGATGACTCAAAATCTGAAGCCATTTTGATTGATGCGCCGCCAGCAGCAACTATCGGCAACGTCATCCTCATTGACATTTGTTTGCCAACAGCCATTGCCGAATCGCCAAGTTTCTTAAACTTAGCTGACGTGCCGTCTATATCTTTGCGTAGGGTCTTGAACTGCCCACGCATCCGATTGATGGTGCCAGTGACACCATCTTTCGCATTGAAATCAACGGATACTGAACTAACAACTTGGTCAGCCATTAGCCCATCCTCGCTTTATTTCGGGCGCGATTCTGCGCCTGCTCTCGTTCGCTGTTCTCCAACGAATACAAGGCAGCCCATTCCGTTAGTTCACTCGCAGTCATCCGGTCTAGGAGTTCACTAACGGTCATACCAAGCTCTCTTGCTAACTGGAAGTAGAAGCGTCGCTCAGGGGCAACTCGTCCTCTGGAGTCTGGGAATCCGAGGAATCTTTTCCCGCGTCACCATCGCTGTCTGCGCCCATACCGGACACCGCTAGGCAAGCGTTCGCCAACGAATCAACTACGTTGGCATTTTTTTCTTCCATTACCCATTCAATATCTTCTTCAGAAAACACTTTTTCGCCGTTATCTGGATCGAAACAGCATGCTTGGATAACCGAACCCCACATCAGTTCAACGCGGTTCGCATCCATTTGTACGCTGCCGTCGGCAGTAAAGTCAACGTTTGAAGCAAACGCTGCTCGCTGTCGTGCCGACATAGAACGCAGTTCCAATGTGACATCCCATTCAGGGATCTCGTATAGGTCTGCGCTCACATCGTGGGCGGCTCTTATTTGTTCTGCAAGTCTGGACACTTAGGTCACTCCTTGTTTGTTGGGATCAGTATGTTCCGCGAGTTACCGCACCGGTGACCTGAAGGTCAGCCGAGTAAGTGACTACGTCACCGACAGGCGATGAGATCGAATAGTTCGTCATGATCGCTTCGCCGGTGTATTTCACGTTGCCGCCAGTTGATCCAGCAGGACCGTAAATAAACGAACGTGAGGCTGGCTCTGTGCCGCCTTTCATGTAACCGTCAACAGTTGCGTCCCAGAGTCCACTGATTGAGAACGTAGCGCTCTCCAAACCAACGATGAATGAACGGCTGCTTGAACCAAATGCGGTGGTATCAGCTGTCTCCGTAACTTCGGGGAAGTCAACAGAATTTAGAGTGTCGGAAATGTTGCGGCTCGTGCCTCCCGTGTCATCGAGAGCAAAGTCAACACTTTTACCGTGTACGAATGTAGGCATTTATGGTCCTCCTCAGAACCTAGCGAACGACAACATGTAAGTTATCGCCCCGGATGAGCCAGCGGTTGAGGCCGTGGCACGGATGTATCGGTTGACGGTCCCAGAGACCGCCTTTAACTCAGAGGTTTTGGTGGAAGCCGCAACCGTTGAGAACGTAATCAGGTCAGCGTAGGTAGAGTCGTCTGCCGAGTGCTGAACCTTGATTGTTGTTACGCCGCCACCAATCGAGTTGGTGGGAACGTGAAGAATTGCGAAACCGCCGTTGGCGCTTGACGCTGCGTTATCAACTCCTGCCAGATTGCCAAGGGCACCAAAGGCTAATGAAGCTCCAGTTGTTAGCTGCACTCCACTTTGACCTGAATATGTCAGGTTCGTTGTGCCATCGGTTGTTGCTTGGAAATCTGCGCTGACTGACACGACATCTGATACTGGTGACGAAATGTTGTAAGTCAGTTCGTCTGATTGCATCAGGATTGCTTTGTTGCCAATCGTTCCAGCTTGTATCGCTACTGTTGACAGTGGGCTGGTTGCGTTAGCTAACAGAGCGTTGAGTTCTTCGTCTGACCCGTCAGTATCGGCGGACCATAAACCAGTGAGGCCCATCGTGGCAGTCTGTAATCCGGGAAGGAAAGATCTTGATGAGGCTCCGAAAGAAGTAATATCCGCTGTCTCTACTGAGAAGGTACTGTCCGCAGCATTGAAATAATCGCTCAGGTCGAACTCATCAATGTAGGTTTTGGTCCCTTTGCCGTGAATGAAGGTAGGCATTATGCGTCCTCAGCTTTCGGTGTTTCGATCTTTGATTCAGAAGCTGCTTTGCCAGCTACTTCAAGAATGCCGATCTCGATAAGCCATTCGGCCTTCTTCGGTGGCATCTCCACAGTTTGGCCAGCTTCGTAACGCTTACCTGAGAACTCAATCCCAGATTGGCCGTCATCTCCACCGGTCACTTTGTACTTTGTCATCGCGCTCCTTCTGGGAATGGCGCGGCCAAAGGACCGGCCACGATTGGGCACTGGACACAGGGGTCACTGCTGGCGAGTGTAGTCCATGCGTTTGTGCTGCTTGCGTACGTTCAAATTATTTTGAGCTTTTTACTTGATTGACTTGACAGGGGGACCCCTAGCAGGCATAATTATTATATGGCAGCAATCATCACCTCAGTCAAAGTTCACCAGAGCATCTGGTTCGACTTGATTCTGTGGGTGACCCGAACAATAGGAGAAATCACATGAAGTTTGCCGATCTAACCGAAAAACAACAAATGAAGGTTGTGGATGACACTGGACGAACCCGTCAAGCATTCACCACTGACCCTTCACCCATGCCAGAAATAGCTTGGAATATGTACCTCTGCTCACGTCCCGGCCAAGAACTGCTAGCTGAAACCTGCGGCACTCGCCCAATCGAATTTGACGGCACCGCCGCTGAATCACGTGAACATTTCGACACTCACCGCTTCGCTTTCGACGGCGACGATGCACGTTGCGTCAAGTGCGATTGCAAAGACTGGCACGCAGCCGCAAGCTACCCATGCGGTCAAGAACCCCCACGGGAATTCTTCAACGTCGAAACAGGTGAAAGCGTTTACTCTTGCATGCCCGTTGCATCAACTTTCGTTCAAGAGTTCGTAGTAGTTCTCTAAACCTAAGCTGAGGGGTCGCCTCTACGGAGGCGGCTCTTTTGCTTTTTACTTGGACCTCCGAGGCGAAAGGCAGGCCCGTGCTTGAATCACCTCGGAAGTCCAGCAGCAGTTTCGCATGCGAGCAGCTATCTATGTTGCTTGACAGAAATAAGCACCGGGTGCCTAGCCAGATTCGTTGATCTGTTTGCAGCGTGGGCATTGAATCCGCCAAGGGGCTGTAACCATCAACGCAAGTTTCTTCACGCAGTTACCGCAACGAACCTCGGTACGAGTTTCACGTTGATGCTCAGGCGTACGACGAATCTCGCCATACGCATCCGCTACGTCAGGACTCTTTGGGTCTGGTAGTTGCATACGAAAACCACCCGTTCCTGTCCGTCACGTTCAAGGTAGAACGGTGATTGAATTCCAGCAGCACGCAAATAGCGCACTCCTGATAATGCTTCGTTGTCGATCAACGTCACCTTCTTAAAGCAATCCTCAGCGAGCGACGAGGCGCTAGCGTAATCAGCGGCTCGCACCAGAATCTGGCATCTCGGCTGAGTGTAAGCAGGTAGCGATGAACCACCCATTGTTTCTTCTGGGATTAACCCACCAGTCTCGAACAGTGCAACGCAGGTATCAGGTGTATCTGGAAGCCGCCCAAGAAACAGGTTCGTTCCAAGCGTGAGTGTGGTGTCAGTCACGGTCGCTGCTAGGTATGTGCCGATTTCAGGTAGGAACGCCATTGATTACCTCAGGTATCTACTTGCTAATTTGAGTCGTGCTGAGAACCGAGTTGGCCATGCACCTACTTCTTCTAGGAACGGTTCTTCCAAATACTTTGCTTGCCCACCTTTAGGGTGATCGTAATCAAGCCGTTCGTGCTGCACCAAAGCGTATGGCGCTGATGGCCCTCCATAAGTGATGCGTGCTGTCGGATTTGTGCCGAGAGTTTTTGGTGGCGTAATCGATTGTGAAGCTCTGAGGATGCCTTCATCAACAGGGACAAGAGTGTCTGCCTTATTTGCCACGTCTACTGCTGAAGCAAACAAGGCTGCTGAAAGGGAAAGGCGCGCGTCAATTCCTATCTGCTTAAACACGTTGTCTAGGTTGTCGAAATCTTTCCCAGCCACTTGTCAGCCTCGCTTTGATTTCGAGCCAACATAGATAACCTGCGCTACCTGACCGAGGGGATCACGTTTCGTGTTCACCCTCACAATCGGTCGTGTTTCGGAGATCGGCGCAGGCAAAGTTATTTGACTCGTGATGTCTACAGCTATGGTGGCGTTCGGAATATAAGCGATGTAATCAACATCACTCAGATTTTCGTCTGCTGTCCTTCGCGCTTCTTCAACCCTAATGATATAAGCGTCGTAGGTTGTAGCTCCACCACTGTAGGTGCGTTCGCCGTAGCTGTTCACCGTGGAAGTCGTACGGATCGACACCGTGTCCGGCGTCATGTTGACCTTCAGGTCAGTCATGAACTGCTGCGACTGCGAAGCCATCAGTCCGCTCCGGCTCCAAAGTTAGCGATCACATCGTTAGCGCCGCCTCTGCTGTTAGTCCACTGACCACGCGAGAAGTACGGCTGAACAATGTCGCTGTTGTCCTCATCAATCTCCTTGTCAGAGACACTGATGCCGCCGGCGTATGGAGTAGGCGTGTTGCCTTCCCGTGAGGCCTGAGCGTACAAAAGTTTCGCTTGTTCCCGAGCGTTCGTCGCTTTCTGGAACATATCAACCTTCAGATCGCCCACGGCTTGATCTGCGAGACGACTGAACTTTGAGGCTATGGCAACCATCACCCGATACGAGACTTCGTAGAGAGCCGTTGTGGCCGTGTCAGAACCAGTGACCTGATTATTGGTCCACGCTATTTCCTCATCGTTTACGAGTTGATCGTTTGTGTCGGTGTCTCCGGTTAGGAACCGAACCGCATCACGCGCATTCGTCGCCGGATCACCTGAGTAGGTCCAAGTCATGTTGCATAGAACACAGAGCCGACGTGGGTTCCTGCGCCACTTAAAGAAACATAGATACCGTTAGTGCAAGCAATACCGCCAGCAACTCTGTAGTTAGCTGATTCGTCAGCAGCCAACGTGACCTGATAGATCAAGGTGCCAGAAGCTGCGGAGCCGTTGTCATAAATCTTTATCGTCTTAGCGCCAGTCGAAGTAAAACAGCCGCCAAAGAATATGGCGTCGCCGTTTACGATTACTTTTGACGCATCTGCGACCGCTTCGATGGTCGCCGCGTATGGTGGAGGGATTGCACCCATGATCGTTCCTTAATCGTTCCAGTGGGCAAGAATTGTGCCCGTTTGATTTCCAGCGCCGCTTTCAAGCACTTCGAGATATAAGCCATCGGGACAGGCCACGCCACTATCATAGTTAATGTTCTCAGACGCATCTTCCGCTATAGCTTGCTGATAGATCAGTGTTCCAGTGTTATCAACACCGTTGAACGCTTTTACCACTACTGATCCGGTCCCACCAAGAGTGCTCGTATTGAGCACACCTTCTGTAGCACTGTCCAAAGTGAAGCCGCCGGTACCGCAAGTGAAACAGCCACCCATGAAAAGGGCGCTGTTCCTCGTTACTACTACCTCATTAACGAAGTGTTGTTTCCTCGCTGCGTACGGCGGAACAATCCTTGCCATGTGCGTCCTTAGAAAGAGTTAGAGGGCCGGGTCGGAAGTGCCGACCCGACCCTCTGGTGTGTTTATGCGTAAAGGTGGGTTTACGCTGCTACACAGTTGCTCAGGAAGTACCCAAGCGCTGAAGAAACAATCTTGGTATCCCAAGCCGCTTCAATTTCAATGCGGTCAGCCTTTTCGGCTTCCATACGGAAGCGACTAATCGCAGATGAGGTGCCCAAGCCAGCGCTCAAACCACTCCAAACCATTGTGTACCCCGCAGAGGGGACCATGAGGCCGGGATTGGCAGGCGTGTAGCAAAGGAGGGCATCCCTGTCACCGATCTGGCTGTAAGAAGCGGTAGCTCCTTCAGCAGCGGTGTTGTAGGTGCCAGCCATAATCAAGACACGATCCACGTTGAACAAGCGTGCGAGGAGATCCTCGGTTACTGATTCTTGTGAGGTGTATTTGATACGGTCCACGATGTCTGCGTTGTCCATCAAAGCAGAGAACACCTTGTAGCTCATGATTAACGTGTTTGGCACGTAACCAGTGTTTGTGAGCACAGTGTTCTTGCCAGTTTCGACATCCGCAATCGGTGTGGAGTTGGCGGCACTCCAAAGGGTGCCCGGTGTTACATCGCTGCCCCAGATGCCGGTTGTGAAAGCGGCTGATGCCCATTCAACTTCTTGACGAATCAGCATTTGCTGGGTCAGGAAGCGAGTGGCGTCCATGTCTGGGTCAAGTGGTGCGTCCGAGTTGGCGCGTACTTGGTCACCGATGTCTTTGTGTAGTGCGTAAACCTCAGCAGAGTATGTCTCAGTGGACAGGCTGTAACCGGTACCGGCGGATTGTGTTCCGTCTGCACGTAGTTGAACCTGATCACGGAAAAAGTCAGCTTGCGAGTACGTGAAGTACTTGTCTGACTGCTTCTGGACGTTTACCTGTGGGAACGCACGGGAAGCTACGAATGCGAAGCTTTCCTGCATGTAGGCGACTGACATATTTGTCAGGATCGCGTCTACGTGTACGTCACTTACTGTTGGTTGTGGCATTTAAGTAATCCTTCCTAAGCCGCTCGGCCAGCGCCGGCACAGTTGATAAGAGCGGTGAAGGTTTCACCTGCGGAAGCTGCTCCGATGGCCGTCCCAATGAGACGAACCGTGGTGTCACTTCCAGCAGCGATTGAATCAGCTTGACCATCAGCAGACGTACCAATGTTAGCGCCAGCGGCAACAGTGCCGTCAGCAATGATCTTGGTAACGCCGATGAAGCAGATTTCTGCAACTTCGCCAGATTCTGGTTTGTTGAGCAAGACGCCGATTGGTATGTCGGTGATCGCCGAGCAGACATTGACTGTCGTGGCGGAAGCGAGTTTCACGATGTGATACTGCTTTGCTGACAGGTCTGCGGCAGCTTTCAGCGTACCGATCTTCATCTGGCCTTCTGTGTATGCAGCCATGATCAGCTACCGGCCCTTTCGTTGATGTAGTCGTTGTAAAGCGAAGGATTCCGTTCAGCTACGACGCTGATTCCTTTAGCTATGGAGGTCACTTCGCCGTTATCAAGAAGGGCTTGCGCTGCCTTCTCGATTCGGCCATAAGCATCCATCGCTCCATCTTCGTCGCCCTCGGCTCCAAGCTCGGTGAACACACCGGCCTCGGAAAGAGCAACGCTTGATGCGCTGAGGACTGCTTCTATTTCTTTAGCAACCTCTTGGTCGGTGGCGCGAAGGCGTACAAGTACCTTGGCGAAATCAACTGGATTTAAGCCGGGAAGAATTGCCCACTGGTGAGCAGCGGTAGCTGCCTTTTCCAGTTCCCGTTCCTCTACGAGTTCACGGTGGGCTTCTTTAGCCATATCGAGTTGTTTCCGCAGGTCTGTAAGTTCCTTCTGCACCTCTGTGTGATCGGGGCCGTCAACTGATGCGGCTACCGGAGTTGCTTCTGTCGCCATTTCTGGGGCAGCTTCAACTTCAGTTGCTTCTTCAATTACGTCCTCGACTTCTGGAGTGGCATTGAGTTCCACAGTGTTCTCCTGTGAGTCGGGATTAATTACCTGATCGAGAGAAATGTCGAGATCGTCTTCAGACTTCATCACCAGCCAGCCTTCATGCAGATGCGCGGGATGATCCACGCCTGATGTTTCTTTAATGGTGAGTTCAGTCAGCTTGGTCGATTTCGCCATCATGCCTCCCGATGCAGACATGACGCATAGTAGTCCCAACTACTACCTAAATCTATGCATCTTTGTTTCAGACGGTTACCAATTCTGGAAGATCAGCTTCCATTCGCTGCGCTTTACCGCCTATTGAGTAGCCACGTAACTCACCAGCTTTGACCATTTTCCAAGCCCAAGGCTCCCAAACCACACCCATAAATGGAGTGTCAGGAGGGAACGCATACTTCGTGATGCCTTGTCCGGGCACAGCTAACGCCGTTTCAATCGGCATAGGCCACGTCAACATTTCGACCATTTCACCAGCAGGTTTTTCTGAGTGCTGGAGGTAAATGGTTCGATCACCGGCACGCATCCAATCCCATAAGGCTTTTTGCAAAGTTTCTTTGTCAGTAAATTCACCGTGGGCATCTTCTACGCCGGGTACGTAAACAGGGCCGAGGGTAAAACGCTGCTCGTCCGCTTTAGTTACCGGGACTGTGCCAGTCATAGCTTTGACCATCTCTAAAGTACTTTTACGTGCTTCGAGTTCTTCTTCAATGATGTCATGGCATATGACCATGCCATCGGTCACCACTTTCTGCGTGTGCAACGAATCATGCCAATCATTGAGTTCTTTGTCAGCAGCGTAAGTCACACGCCGGTCAGCGAAAGATTCAATTTGCGCTAACCGAGCGTCAGCTTGATCTTTGGTGCCGTAACAGCCAAATGAGCGTCCCGTTTCAGAATAAACACAAAACTGACCATCTTCTTGACGTACTACTTTCCGGGTGGACTGACGGTAAATCATTTGTTCCCGTTCGTCATCGTCACCCATCTCAACATCCACAACGATGTGTGTTTCGTCAGCGTGTTCCAACATGATTGCTTCCTTCATGTGGATCACTTCCATCAACGGCTGTAACACTGGAGCGCACTCCGGATGATCAAGCATCAAACGATACGCCATCAACAAATGCGTCATAGCGTCTTCACCGCTAGCCGTGCTGCCGTAATCTTTGTTTTCGTCGTAGTACCCGTATCCTTTTAGGACTTCGGGTTCTTCGTCGGTTGTTGCGTCTGGGTGTGTCATGCGCCACGCCTCCAATACTTTTCGTTTAACGCCGGGTAGATCTTCAGCAGGTATTTGTACACGGTTACCACGGAAACCGCCGGGACCGAGCGCTGCTAATGCTCGCCCTACTTGTGCTGCTGTGGTTCGCTCAGTAAGGCTGTCCCACAATCGCAGCTTCCATGTAGATACCTTTTCAGGATCAGGAACGTAGGCAAAGGCTTCTTCCGGGAAATCTTCGCCGTCTTCCCTTTTGGTTTCCTGTTTATTGAACAAGGTGGCTAGTCGTTTACGGGTTGACAATGAATGCCCCTCAGGTAACAGGTCAGTATCAAACTTAGCCCTCGGGAAGCTACCGGTGCGAACAGCTTGCAAAAAAGCGTTGACTCGGGCATATGCCCATTGGTCTGATGACGACACATTTGGCCGTACGGATCCGGGGTTCGTGTTGTATGCGCCAACGCCACGGCGAAACACGGCGGAAAGCATTCTGAGGTTCACCCGTTTCTTCGGGTTATCCCCATGCTTCTTGTTGTGTTCCTCAACTTTGCGTTCAAGCCCAGCCGTAACTGATGGGCTTAACTGTTTGTTTAACTGATCTCGTTTGCGTTCGGCCCATTCCATAGCGCGCATCCGATTACTTGCTGCCAGATCTCCACCCCATGCGAGCCATGCCCATTGTCCGGCAGTCATCTTCCCATCACCACTCAAATAAGCAGCAGCGCTCGGGGACTGTAAGTCTGATTTGTGACGAGCGAACCAAGCAGCCATTCGCATGATCTTGTTTTCGCTCGCTTCACCTTGCGCTAGGAGACGTGCTTCACGGAGGGTCTTGTCTGTGACACCGTCACCTTTACGGTCAATGTTGTCCAGCGCTCGTCTTGCGTTCGCTGAAATGTACGCAGGGACGGCAACCATAGTTTGAGCTTAATCTATAAACATCAAAATAATTCCCATCTTAGGTTGCTAGGGTGGCCCCTAGTGTGTATGATTATCTTATGACAGCAACTCAAACTCAGGAAGGGAATGTCATGAATCTCAAAGAAACCATGATCAACAACACAGTTCAGGCCTACTCAGGTGAACGTGGCTGCGCTTGCGGCTGCTTAGGCACCTACTACTACGCTGACGGTGCATGTAACTACGCAAACGGTGACAGCATCAATGATGCGAAGCGAGCCGCTACCAACATCAAGCGCATCGCCAACAAAATCTTCGAGTTGATCGCCGAACAAGCATTCAAGAACAATCGGCCAGACATTGATGTCTACATGACTGATGAGCTTGTCAGCGTCACCGATAACCGTCCCGACAATGGCCGCACCTATAGCCTTTACTTCTCATGAGCGATTACGACCTACCCGGCATGGGTGACTTCCTGCCACCCGAACGAACAGCCCAAGAACCTTGCGCGGATTGCCTAGAAGAACGTGACCTGCCGAGAGGTATCGAAATATCGGTGTTCGGCAGACTGATCTGCTACCTGTGTTTACAAGATCATTTAGATGACCAGTTAACTCCATCAGGCAGCGATCACCACACCGAACAAATCATCAACGAACTAGTTGACGACGCGCCTGCCGATCAAGACGCCACAATCCACCACCTTCCGCCACGAGGTTAAGGCTGCGGAATTGAATCGCCTTTGTTGGCGTGCCAGTCAGCGTGACGTGCCATCCACACACCATGAGCATCGGTGCGTTCATCAAGCCGCTGTGTTCGCTCGTCAATCGACCGCAGGATTACGGTGTTTTCAGCGTGGGACTGATTATTCTCCCGTCGCATCGCTGACGCCAACAACGTAAACGCACCTGTGACTATCGCTGCGGTGACCGCTCCGATTGCAGCGATAGCATCGGTCATCTTTTGCCACCGTCATAAACCTCAGCGTGGCCCACATCAACTAGCACATCATTCAAGCAGCCATCGTCATCACCGATAACACGGCCAAGGACTCGCCCGAACTTGCCTCGCTTATCGAGACTCGTTGCGATTCTGATCGCTTCCTGAGCAGCGCACCAATCCACAACGTAATCTTTCGCAGCGAGGCCACGCGCTTTCTCTGCTTTGTCGCGTGTCCTGCTTTCAGGCGTGTTGATGCCAAGCAAACGAACACGGGCTTGATATTGAATTGAGAAACCAAGGTCAAGTGTTACGTCAACTGTGTCGCCGTCAACAACTCGATCTACTGTCGCTGCGTATTCGTACATCAGGAACCATCGCTTTCCACTGTCTCATCGCTAATAGTTAAGCGATACCAGCCAGCATTTGCAGCGTTGTAGACAGTTGCTTCAACAGCGTAGTCGCCGGGTTCCATTAATCGGTCGATCTCAGCGTCCCACTGGTTTTGTACGTTCTGGATAACTGGTCGTGGCGTTGAGTATCCAACAATCGTGTCGTTCGGGAACTCAGCTTCGTCCTCAGCATCGGCTGGTGGACTAGCGCAATTCCATGAGTCACCGCCAACGGAACAGTCTCGGCCTCCGTCGTCGTCCTGATCGATCAGCGTGCCACGGGTGTATTCGTCAGTGTCGCCAGTGTGGTCACCCACGTCGGCGTCTGTGTCGTTGTACAGGTAGACGTACGGGTCGGCGTGCTGATTGTTTTGGCCGAACTGGTCACGTCGCAGATTCGTTTCAGCTTCAATCACGATTCGACGTGTTTCCCCTACCACGTCAGGATCATCGGGAACTGTGAACTGGATTATGTCTCGCTGGTTACGGTTCGCCGGAGTTTGTGGCGTACTCGAATTACAAACTGAGCAGCCGCCGACAATGCACCAGTCACCGAACCCAGTCCAGCCGCCTTGCGAACAGCTAGCCGGAATCGTTGTGATAACTGAAGTTGTGGTGGTATCGACGACGGTCGGATCAGCGACGGCTGTGGTGGATTGCGTGTTGCTGTAACTGGTTGCGTCATCGCATGAACTGTTCCCAAGTCCGTCGTCGTAACAGGACCATGAATAGGTGCGGAGTCTTGTGGCAGAAATAGTGCTAACGGTTTCTGTTTCCGTAACCGTCGTCGCTGTAGTGACTGTTTGATACCAGTAGCCATCACTCGAATTGAAACCAAGCGCTGAGGTGACGTTCGTTGTTGTTGTCGTGTCTGTTGCTGTGCTGGTTTCATCGGGCAGTGTTTCTAAATACGAGTCTTGTCCACCGCTCCAAGAAGGTTGCGGAGGTGGTGGCGGAGGATCTTCGATTACTGGGGCGTCAGGTGTGTCATCTCCGGGTTCTCCTCCAGATAGGTCGTCATCGGAATCCACTTCGTCGGGTGGTTCCGGCGGCTCTGGGCCTTCTCCCACCTGCGTGCCTGTATCCGGTTGATCGTCATCATCTTGATCTTGGTCATCAGAGTCATCGGTGTCAGTTCCGTTGGTTTCGTCTGGGATGTCGTTGAGGTCAGGTGCATCATCGGGCCAATCGTCGTCATCATCAGTGTTCCATTCAGGCAACGTGATGTCAGGGATATCGAGCCACATCCCGTCATCAACATCGCCGCCGCCTCCCCAGTCGTCGTCGTCATCCCACCAGATTTCGCCGTCGTCGTCTGGTATCAACCAATCAGGCATCGTCATGTCAGGTGGATCTATATTGGGGGTATGCGTGTCGTCTTCTGGGTCTTCGGGCCGTTCCTCGATTGGTGGCAACGGATCTTCGATAACGATTAACACTTCGTCGTCTTCTTCAACGATCACGATTTCGACTACGAACCCGTCATCACCCCACTCACCTTCGATACGGTCGGGTAGCTCATCGATCCGATCTTCGGTACGTGTGATGAGTTCCTCCATTTCTTCGATAAATGTGTCGTCAACAATCGCGGCGAGGAAACTGTCGTCGCCTTCTTCTTCGACCCATTCAACAAAGTCGTCTGATTCGACCCATACCCAGTCATCGTCTTCTTCGTGCCAGTCTTCTTCCCAAACTTCTTCATCCCAGAAGTCGTCTTCAAGGTCAAGGATGAACGGTTCGCCCTCACTCTCATCTGGTGCTACGAACCAGTCGTCTTGTTGTTCAGGGTCGGCTTCTAGGCGTTCTTCCACCAACTCTCGTAACTCAGCCACAATCGTCGCAGGACGCGCCTCAATTTCTTCAACAACCAGTTCAACTTCGCCCTCCTCATCGATTTCGATGACGATTTCTTCAGGTGCTTCACTGTCCTCGGTTTGGATGATTTCGATCTCTGCTACCTGTTCACCGTCGTCAGTTGCGATTGAGAGCATGATCTGTGGCGCTGTAACGGGTTCGGGTGATTCTGGGGTATTGTCACCCGTGTCTGGTGTTTCGCTGCTGTCAGGCGTTCCTACAGGCGCTGGTGGGGGCGTGAACTGGAACGCTAGTTCTTGGTCGTCTTGGATTGTGACGCTCACCGCCACGTTCTGGTCGGCTATGTCGATAGCGGCTTCTTCAAGGTCGTTGACTTCGTAGCCTGCGTCTTCGCTGACGGCGAGCACGGGTTCATCGTCCGCTTCGTCTGTTACGTCGGCGATCGATGTTTCAACCCGTGCCGCTGCCCCATCCTGAGCAACAAAGATCGATACGGCCCCAGTTTCTTCCACTGAAGAACCGTCCTCATTGACAGCCTGAGGGCCAACCGTCGCAACATCCGCCGTGTAGTTCTCCACAGAAGCAGGCAACAGGATCATTACCGGATCAGCCGTGTTCGATGTCGCTATATACCGATAAACAGAACCCGGGATTTCGTTGACGAGTTCACCGTCAAACACACCAAGCCGGTTCCCTTGATCATCGGTGACCTGTAAAGCAAGCTGCGTATCGTTCGACCCTGCCGCTGTGAGTAGCGTCATCGATTTCGTGCCGTCAGGTTGAGGGCAGAACGCACAAGCAAACGGTGGTTGCCGTGAAGCCATCGGTGTCAGTTCAAGTGTTCCTGTGCTGCCCGTCCATGCAGAGGCTGTTTCTGTTGGGTTTGTTGCAGCTAGCGCATAGGTCCACACGTTGTCCACAACATCGATCCAGCGTGTCTCGTTAGGCCAGTTAGAATCGTAAATGTAAATACGGGAACCGCCGTCCACCGCTTCAACTGCGTAAGGAGTTACAGCGTGCCCACCTTCCGCAGAATACAAACCAAGCGTGTAACCAGCGCTCGTAAGCGGATTAGCAAAGTCGTCGGCAAGCGTTGCGACGATTTCACTAGGGCTTTGTTCTCGATAAAACGCTGCGGCAGCTTGCGTCTCCGAGGCGAACTGTGTAACAAACCAGAACGCCAACTCTGCGGCCACACGAGGGTCGCCTTGCTCCAACGCAGCAACAAGCGCTTCCTGCCCTAGCAAGCTCGTTGTCGCACCCTCCTGATATAAGCGTAGGGACAGGACAGCGAACCCTTCACAAAGCCCACCGGCCATCGCCCGGTTCGCTTGATCAATCAACTGCAAGATCACGGGCTGCGGTGTGCATTCATCATCAGCGCTCACCGACGCGCAAACCTGAGCATCTCCATACAAGCGGCGAGCAAGGTTCACAGTTAAAGCAGCAGGAGCGTTTCCGCCTCCGTAGTTAGCGAAACCGAACCCGTCATCGTTTGGTTGGTAATCCAATGTGACTACTTGGCTAACTTCCAACCCAGTTTCTACTGGCGGTGTTGTGTCAACCGTGATCGCTTGCGCTGTTTGTTGCGTACTCGTTTCAGGACGCGGCGAAGTTCCACCGCTGCAACCGGTTACTAAGACTGCTGCCCCAAGCAGGGCACCTATGACACGGCTTAACGCCGTCGCCTTCTTTGTTGCCAAATGACTGCTCCACAGATCAGAGCGCCAAGGATTACGAAAACCAATGCTGCGGTCATGCTGCCGCCCGGAGCGTCGCCCAAGTTCAGTGAAAAGTTTTTCGTATCGCCGCCAAGCAAATTGTTCGATGACTCTAACTCAGCGACACGTTCAGTTAATTGTTCCATTTGCCAGTCAGCCGCTGCTGTGTCATCCGCATTCGACTTCAAGAAACCGAAGCCACCACCTAACACTGCTGGTAACCCAGCGATCCAAGCGATGTTGTCCATGACCGACTGAAGCGCCGCTCTGAACTTAGATACAGCTTGCTCGGCTTTGTCTACTGCTGCCTGAGCACGTTCTGTTACTGACGTAGCTGTGCCTTCGACTTCATCGGCTATGGCTCTAATCTTGGCAACCAAATCATCGGCGTCCGACATGGATCTCTCCTGCTTCGGACACTGAAGGTCACTACTACATCGTCAAGACTAGCCTACGGGTATGACAATAAGCTGCGTCTGGTGTTGCGAAACCATGAAACATGAAGCTGATTGCCCTGCGCTCTACGGTTCACTTGGATGCGATAACTCCTTAGTGGACAGCTTGGTTCGTATTTCCCCAAGCAGATCCTCGATAGTTCGCCCAAGCGCCGAACAATACTTTGCTGGCGTTCCGTTGATAGCGGACGCCTGAGCTTCTGCCGCAGCGGAATCAGCTTGGTTAGCGATTCGGCTAAGAGTTTCCGATAATGATGACATGAGTTCCTCCTGTTTGGCTCGACGCGATTCGGGTCAGCGGAGCCGTTCAGTTGTTTGAATCAGGTTAGCACCCGTCCGACATTCGGTAAATACGCGTGATCCCACACTGCGCTCTATTGAGCGAGCCGTCATCGTTGGCTCGGGGAAGCGTCATAAACTCGAAATCAGCAGCGAACTCAGCGAAAGTTCCGTTAGCTAGATTTCTCCAGCCCTGAAACTGGACACTGAACTGGCTTTGCATAGGTTTCTTACCCCAAGGGAAATCCCATACCCGGTAGTAGTGGCGGTAGCGCTTACCGCTCCGGTCGGTCCGGGTCATTTCGAGCCAGTCAAGTTCGTTGACTAGCGTTGATGGGGGTAACGCTACGAGCAGGCCGTCTTCAGTGAGCTTCTCAAAGATATTCATCAGACCGCCCCTTCTGTTATCCAGCCGAGTAGCTGTTGGGCGTATGCTTTGGCTTCGCGATAGGTCTTGAATTCAAAGTCGGTTAGTTCGGGTGCGTAGTAGCCGTTGTTCCTTACGATTTCGACTGCCCAAGTTCCGATGCGCCAATCAGCGAAGCAGCGATGAATGTCCATCTTAGTGATTTGCAACTCGTAAGCAGATTGCATGTACGTCTCGTCACCGAATGTCTTTTCGGTTTCTTCGCCGCTGGTGAGGATGTAGTTACCCGGACCGGATTTGGTGATTTTTGTGGTTGCTGTCATAGTAATAACTATACGGTGTAGGGACACCCCTTGCAACCTTATTTGTCACATTTGTTGAAATATTTTAGATAGCAGGAAACTGAGGCGAACGCAGCCCCAAACCCGAAACCCGAGAACTAGTCGGCAACGGAGTCCCATACATATTCGGGGCAGGCAACATCCGCACCACACAACGACAATTCGGATGCGCTGGCGGTGAAGGGCCAGTCCAACCATTACCGGCAAGAAACAAACCCCCACGAAGCGGCTGCGTCTGCCCATTCAACGGAACACAAACCTCACAAACATCAAACCGAGACGTAGACCACTGCTTACGTGCCGTCGCCGGATTCACTAAACCCTGATTAGCTGCCTGCTCCATTGCTTCAAGGCGACCAAAGTTTGAGGCACGCATAATCTCGGTACGTGCGATCGTGCGTGCTCTTGATCGCCGTAAACGTGCGCCGTACGTGTTGATTCGCTGCCTCAATGTTGAGAGCGTGGCGTTCGGGTTAGCTTCCATCAGTTTCTCGGCCCGATGATAAACAGCAACTGCGTATCGCTCAGTCAAACCATTCGTAGCGGAACCAAACAAATCAAACAGCGCACGCCTCGGCGCAACATTCGGGGCGATGCTGTCTTGCAGCAACACGATCAACGGTTTGGTTGTCTGCCCACGCGTCAACCCATCAGTGAACGACGACAGGATAACTTGCTGCACACCAACCTGAGTTGAGGTTGTCAAGTCCCTAATCATTTTGATTGAGTTCTGTGCTGCGTATTGCGTTGCCGTTGGGCTTGCTTCATTGAAAGCGTAACTCTGGTAAATGGTTCGGGTGCTGCCGTCCGCTTGTTCAATCGGAAAGCCGATCTTCACTTCTTTAGTGAGGCTCTCCCACTCAGCTTTCACGTCACGCCCAATCTCGTTGAACATTGAGTTGCCTGACTGGTTGATCTGGTTCTGCAAAATAGTTTGCAGTGGCTGTTCATACGCAGCGAAATGAACCGCTAACGCTAACCCAGATGTGCCGCCTCCCGGATCAACCCACATCTGTTCGATTGCTTCCTCAGGCACAGAAGCCCAAGCCTCATCCATGAGATCAACAACTTGTTTCTCGAACTTGTTGAGCCTTGGTTTTCCGGCTGGCCTGAATCCGGGCTGGCTCCTAGTGCGTTTCTGCGGCGAAGTGACCGGTATGCGTTTCGCTTTACGTACACCTGACGTTACGCCGATAGCTGAACGAGGCGACTTAGAACAGCAACTACAACCAGTGTTGTGGATCACACTTCCTCAGCCATTGGGCGAGGCAGTCCAGCCGTTTCCCGTAGGTAGCTTTCGAGGTTCTCGTCTGGGAACAGCGGTGCTCCGGCCCCAGCGAGTTGGGCGATGAATTCTCCCAGTTCGCCAAGGTCCACGTTCCGTGGCGGTGAGAAATTGAGTCGTGGCATCTTCATTGTGTCAAAACCATTCAACCGCATTAGCCGTGGAATGCCGTGAGAGTTAAACACCTCAGCGATCGCGCTCAGCCACGCTGTCAACGAATCAACGAACAACTGAACCTTAGATACTGATAAAGCCTGCGTACCCGTTGCTTGGTGGCCAAGCAAAACAAAATCAGCTAAGAGCGTCATGGCAATACGCTGGTCATACCGCTGAATAATGGCGTTCGTGTCGAACTGGCGACGGCCACCTGTCGATAACAGTTTCAGGTCGTAGGCCGGTTGGCCTGTGTCTGGGTCGTAGGCAAGGGGAAAGACAATGCCTTCCTGCTCATCACGTTTGATGTTTCTGACGAGTTCTTTGATCGCATTAAGCGCTGACGATTCAGCTTGCGTAGCGTTATCACTCAACAGTTGTGGCGGCACATAAGCGACAGGCATACCAGCCAGATCACGTTCGATACCGATTGCTTCGATCTCTTGGATCTTTGATTTGAAATACCAAGGCAGGAAGGCGTTTCGTAATACGGAACGGCCACGCGGGTTGTTGTATTTCGTTGAAGTTCTGAACAGGAGCAGCTTCTCAATCTGGATATGAACATTGTCTCTGCCGAACGTGTCGCCGAGGAACTGTTCTTGAACGACACCGTTGATACCGCCATTAGCGTCGATATCCCATTCATAAATGGTGGACTGCCCCCGGATCGGGAGTTTCTTCCAGCCGATCAGGCCGTCACTGTATTTCGATGGGGCGTCACCGTGCTCGCCTTGACGCCTCTTGTACACAATCTCGTGAACAGAAAAGCCGTAAGTCAGGAACGAAAGGATTGCCGAGATTGTGTCTTCCCAGCTTTGCGTCATGTCCTGCATGCATTCAGCGATGAACGATGCGTACGCTACGGCTTGCTCATCATCAACATCGGACGCATCAACGGACCAGTCAACACTGCGCATCATCATTTCGACTGCATGGAGGATCGCGCCAACTACAGGATCGTTGTCAGCCATTTCCCGGTAGTTAGCTACACCTTGCCTGCCTTGTAGCTGCCGTAGGAAATCCTCTTGAATCTTTCCGCCGTACTGGACAAGACCAGAGGTCCCAACCTCCATGAAATCAGTCGAGGATGGTTTCGCTTTACCGATTGTGCGCTGATAGCCGTCGTCAGCCATGTGACAACCTCCGTTACGGAATTGTTACGACCCTATACCTTCAAGCGTAACTCATTGTGTAGCGTTACGGAACCGTCACAAAAGAAAGAACCGCCCCGAAGGGCGGCTCAATCGTTGATTAGTTTCGGCTAGGTCTCAAACAGCAGCCTCCACAACTTCACACAAGTTAAAGACACCTTCTTGGAACCAGAAACTTGTCTCAACACCGGACTCGAAGGTTACGGTCAACCTGTCGCTGCTTCTTGTAAGGGTTGCGACGGTCGCGTCGGTGCCGATGAATCTGCAAACGTCTCCTTCTCTTAGATCTTCTACTAGCGTTAGGGTTGTGGTTACTGAGGTGTTCATTTGGCTGGCTCCTTGATTTGAGGTTTCGTTTGCTGCCATGAGAATAACTATACCTACTAGGGGACACCCTAGCAACCTTATTTACGGATTATTTGAGAATCTTTTCCCTCTACCGCAAATAGCCGACCTTCTTAACAAGAAGAACTATTTCACTCGAACAACAGACAAACAGAAATCATCGCCATACTGCCCCTGAAGATCTTGGATTAAACCCCAATCCTCAGCGTGATATCCGTCATGGTTATCGCAATACGGAGGCGTACAGAAACCATTTGCCATTCCGTACTCCAACCATTCAGCCTGATCCATCACAACCTCCACTGGCTAGCGCCAGTAATGCCGGTCGGTGCAACTACTGGCTGTTGCTTATGCCCCAACATCAGTTCAGTTAATCCCCAAACCAACGCATCTACCCTGTCAGGTGAATCCGAGAAATCAGGAACCCAGCTACACATTTGATCTTCAAGATTAGCGTGAAAGCCATGATGGTGGATTCTGCCTTGTTCATATAGCGCTGACACTGGTTCCGCTCTTGTTCGTTTCCCTTTCGACGCGTGAACCAGTTTGATAGGCACGTTCTCGTCAACTGTTCTCAGCGTGTGCGAAACCATTTCTCCGCCTTGGTTGGATTCTGCGACGATCCTGTCAGCGCTGAACTTGTGGTAGGCAGCTACCGCCGCACGGCCCCAGTCGTTAGGTGTTCCACGAAGCGAAACGTCATCAAGCACGTAGCCTTCACCGTTCTCACCAAGGCCAACTACCACGATGCCTGTCTCATCGCTCGTAGCTTTCGACCCAGCAGAAGGATCAACGCCAACAACGATGCGTTTCAACGGTGGGTGAACGGTAACCCTGTGTTCCTCGATCTGGTCACGATCCCATAGTGCGCCCTCAACGTCATCAAGGATTTCTGCGTAAAGTTCTTGCTGCCCCAACCTTGTCCCCTCATAGCGTGCGGTAACTTCATCAAGGAACGAGCCAGCAAGGTTCAGGGAGTTATCGAATGTGCTGCCTTTCGTGATGTGGACAGTGCCATCATCAGTCGCTACTAGCCGTTTCACTATCGGGATGGGTTTCGGTGTTGTCGTGACTACGGTTCGGGGTTGTTTACCTATACGTAAACCGAACTGCAACATATCCCACGCATCGGCATACCTCCATGCGGCAAGTTCATCAGCCCACGCCAAATCATGGTTAGGTCCACGTAAACGATCAGGCTCATCAGCGGAGAAAGCTGTAGCGACTGCCCCGTTATGGAACGTGACCCTACGTTTCGATGGCTCGTATTTCGGTCTTTGGCTCGCAGGGTAAATACCTAGAAGGCCGGACTCACCCTCAATCATGGTGTCCCTAACGTCACCAGCGGTCGGACCGACAAGGGCGATATGTTCAGCGTTTCCGGCATCTACTTGTTCACGGATGAATTCAGCACCAGTACGGGTCTTACCCCAGCCACGGCCAGCGAGAATCAGCCAAACACGCCAATCACCTACAGGGGTTGCTTGCGAAGGCCTGCGATACACGCCCCATGAATGCAGGAAACTCTGAGCGTGTTCATCATTGAAGTCTGATATGACTTTCTCGCGTTCCTCATATGACATCTCCGTTATTAAACACTGCCACAGAGATTCCTCAGCCATCACCCTGCTCCGAATGTAAGCCATTCTGAGATGCCGTTGTATCCAATGTGGCATTTACCGTCGATCCGGGCTTAACGGCCTCCATACGCTCTCTCAGAAGCTCTCCGATGTCCGTGACCACCGGGCCACCATCCGCACCAGCAACCTCAACCTGTTTCGGTGCATCCAAACCAAGCAAAGAAGAACGGCGACGAGAAACATTCACAGCCGTATTCACCGCAGCCAAAACCTCAGGAGCAAACGTCGGCGTACGAATCTCAGTTCCATCAGCAGCGTAACTAACCTGAATCGACTCCTGCTGTGCAGCTTCCAACATCAACGTCGTTGACTGATGTAAACGGTCAAGCCGCTCCGATTCAAGCTGGCGTGCCTCCTCAACCCCATCTCTACCCCACCACTTCAACGCAGCACGATAAGCATCATAAGCACCCTGCCGTCCGGCGTAACCAACACGGTCAGCGATTTGATCGAACGTCGCTCCCTGTACGCGCATGTTTACGACTTGCCGGTATTTGGCGGCTACTTCTGGTGTGAGGTTTGTTGGTCGTGGTCCCATATTTGTCCGGAGCTTAGTGTCCGGAGTTACTTTCTTGTTGTTTTGGGTGTGGCGTAGTCGATTATGTCGGCTATTTGTTCTGCGATGTGTTCTACGGTTTGGGTGCCGTTAACTGTTTCGTGTCGTAGTCCGGGGAGTTTGAGTTGTTTGAGGTTGTGTGTTTTGGTGGCTCTACCGTTCCACCATGATTCTTTCTGTGGTGGTATGTCGAGGTTGTCGGCTCTGTTGAGCATGCGCTGGTATGCGACAGTGGCTGGTAGGTGAAGGTTGATTAACACTGTTTCCCCTGTCTGGGTTGCGGCGGTGAGGAACTTCACGTTGGCTAAACGGTCGCCTTCGCCTAGTACGAGTTTTGCGTCAGTGGTTTGGATGAATTGGATTGCTTTAGGGTTGACGCCTAAGGCGAGGGTGTCTGTGCCGGGGAATGTGGAACGCTGTTTGCCTAGCACCGCTGCGTTGGGTCGCTCATACCATGAATGGGCGAAGGGTTGTGTGCGTAGTTCGGGTGTATCCCAGCCGAGGTGATCTATTGCTGCTGCGAGAGCGGTTGATTTACCGGCTCCCGGTACTCCGATTAAGTAAACGGTTGTTGTCATAGGCTTGTGAATTTGACGCCTGCTTTGTGTAGCGCTGCGATGTTTTGGTATGGGCGGTAATGTTGTAGGTAGGTAGCGAATTCTTCGTTGGCTAGCGAGTTGGGTCGTATCTGCCTTACGTGGGTTAAAGCAATGTTGCCTGATGTTTCGGCTAGATCGGCGTATGCGAGGCCGGTGACTAGGGCTGCGCGGTTACGTCCGGCGTTGCAGTGGGTGAGGACTGGTTCGTTTGTTTTTGCGTACTCAACGACGTGTTCTTTGGCGCGTGTCACTTCTTTGATCACTTCGTCGGTGAGTTTGCCGTCTGGTAACGGAATGTGGATTGATTTGTCGCCTAACGCTTCGAGGTGTTCCGGGTAAGCCGGTGAAAGTGAGACAACAAGGAAGTTGTGTTTCTTTAACCAATCGACGTGCTGAGGTAGTGGTTTACCTCTCGTGTACAGGCTGTGTCCGTAGTAATACATTTTCATCTGGTCCAACTCCTTACCATGTTCCAACTCTTTTCAGGTATTTCAGGGTTATTGATAGTGAAGCCAAGCTCAGCGAAGGCCTCAAATAGTTTGGGTGCTTCAACCCGACGCCACTCTCGTTTCGTTAAATGAAGTTCCATAATCACTGTACGAACTTCGGTATCAGCGAGTACCGACCAGTCGAGGCCGTATTCGCCGCCTTCGATATCGCATTTGATTGCCGTTTGATTCCAAACCAAATTCTTCAAGGCGACGCCATTAACAGAAACTGATTCCCTTCCACGTAAGGGGACCGTTGTATGCGACCAATGTTGATCATTGTTAGCGAGGTAAAGCTCACCTGACTGCCCATCATTGTTGACCGCAGCTTCATACAGATACATGACGTCAGTCATCATGTTTGCTTTGAAGACTTCAATATTTCGTTTATCAGGCTCGACGCAAGTCACAAACTCTGCGCCATGCATCACTGCGAAACGTGCAAACGCTCCGATGTTCGCACCGAGGTCAAGTACGTCATGGTTAGCCCAATCAATCAAACCATACTCACGTCTTTGTTCACGTATACAGTCAATATCTGGACCGGCTTCACGATAAAGCAAATTCTCAGCCCACTGGTTACGGGCTTCTTGATACAAGATCATTTAGACCTCTTTTCAGGGTCTGATAAATCCATTTCAGGTGTCCACTCGTACAGTGTGTCTGTCCACATATACCCGTGTTGTGAAGGGCAACCGCCTAAGCCATCACGCCTACCTTCCCAACCGTTTAGCTCCCCTAAAGCCAAATGGGGGAACATGTTGGAACGGATTTCGAGGGACCGGAACGGTACGTCAGGCCATTGGGGTTCCACTTTGATGATGTGGCCTAGTTCTGAGTCATGTGCTCTGCCCGGATATTGGCCGCCATCCCATGCCTGCTTATATTCGCAGAGCACGACTTCCATCGTGTACCAGTCCACGGTGTCTGACAGTTCAGCTTCAAGATCTTTTTTTGATATTTCGGCTCGGTCGTTAGCAAGCTGGCAGAGGACAGCGGTATTACCGCCATTCAAAGCAGCTTGAACGTCTGGGTGTAGTTTCGCAAGCATTTCCCTCGGTGACCAGCCGCCATGCGGTCGGATATCAGGGAACGGTGGACCGACAACACCTACGCGCTGCAACGCTTCATACGTTTTGATAGTTGCGTAACGACCGTTTCCCTGAATTGTCATCAACTCGCGCCAAACCCGATCAGCGTCCAGTTCGGCGTGAATCTTTCCTGAACGAACAACACACCATTCTGCGTAATTGATTAAATGGTCAGCGAGTTTCACTGGGGTGCGTATCGCTCGGCGTTCCCTACGTAGCGACATCGCTGGCCATGCTTCTTTGATCCAACGCTTCAACCCATCAGGATTATTTAACACTGAACTAGCGGTAGGCCAGTGATGGAAAATCACTTCACCAGTCGGCACGTTGTATGGCGCAAGATAGCAGCCAATCATCCACGCCTTATCCACCGGTGCCCACTCAGGTTCGATGATGCCTTCACAAACGATGCGCATATGTGGGTCAGGTCCACCAACAGCACGCTCATATCGAGTGAAGTCAGCCAAGAACCGTAAATGCGTTTCAGCCATCATGAGTTGTCGATCATTTCGTCACGGTGTGTTTCGTGTTCTTCTGTGCGTTTCAGTTGCGCTCGTTCAGCTTCGCTATGGGCCGGTCCGCATTTCTGGCAACCAGTCTTGGCGTAATACACGACGCTGAACCGGAAAGCCTCAGGATGGCTCTCAGTTTCGAATGGTGTTACCCCATGCCACAGGCTTTGCCCATCGAACATGAGTAACGATTTGTTTGGGCAAGTGAAAGCGACGTTGTATTCAGGGATATGTAAATAGCCGCCCTTGATGCGTGAACGGACAACCCACATCGCTGAAATAGCTCCCTTGATGTTGCCTGAATCACGGTGATATGGCAAAGCTGCGCTCTTATTGATGATTCCGCTTGTCCAAGGCGCATCGAACAGCAACCAATCATCATGGATTTTGGGGTAAACCGTTTCCGCTGTGTGTTCTGCCGCTTCAGGCATCACCTTCTGGCACGTTTCCCAAGCCACGACCGCGAGATTCCGTAACTCCGCAGCGATCTTAGGGTGCTGCTGATCGAACGTAGCCGCACTACACCAAAACCGGCGACGTAAAGCTGACGGTGCCGCTGTCCCGAACGTCCTGTTCGGGTAAAGAACGCCTGATAACCGAGATGAAGCGTTCGCTGTATGGCGATCATCGTGCCATACCTTTGGTTTGCTGTGCATCTCGCGACCAAACCACGCTAGACGGCCACTACTTTCAGGGCCAGCAATAATTTGAGCGGCAACCGTTTCCCGTTCCCCGTCAACCAGAACAGCGTCACCATCGATAAGGCGAACACCGTCAGGGAGTTCGTCTACGCGCTGGTTCTTCTCATCAGGTGACCAGTCAACACGGTCAACCTCAACTATTTGCATCTGTGTAACCAGCCAACAACACCCGAACTACGTCAGCGTTCGAGTCAACGCTTAAACCGGAGCGTGCCTTTTCGAACATCTCTACGATGCTGTTGTAGTCATCAAGATCATAAGGCAAAATGATTGAACGTATACCGGCAGCTTGATAACTATCAGCCGCCTCATCTGGAGTGAGAGCGTCCGGCAACAACTCACCGAAATCGGTGCTACTAATTTCAAGCGAAAACATTAACGCTTCAAGATCATCCTGTTCGTAACCGGTGCCAAGCAGGTCGCCAGTCGAATCGAGGGTCAAAGCAAGCAGATCACGTAACGATTCCTCGTCATACGAACCAGCGTCACTAGAACGGTTATCGACTAGCAACAACTTCCGAGCCTCATCATCCGTGCAATCACGCCAAATAACAGGGATCTCAGTGATGCCCTCCTGCACAGCAGCCGTGTAACGGTGGTTACCTACAATGATGTGGCCCGTAGATTTCTGGGCGATGATCGCCCCATAAAAACCGTTCGTGCGTATCGACTCTCTGATCGCATCAACATTTCCACGGCGAGCATTATCAGGATGAGTTGACAACACAGCCGATTCCACGCTCACAAGTTCAGTTTCAAGTTCCGTCATTCCGTTGCTTTCCCATTCGGTAGCGTTCTCGGGAGGTGTATCCGCCCCAAGTTCCGTGTCGGATTTTGTTATCCAACGCATATTGCAAACATTCCTCTTGTACCGGGCACATCCGGCACAGTTGCCTGCCGATAGCCCATTTCCCTTTGTCTGGATAGAACCAGTCGATTGGCGCTCCGGCACACCGCGCTTCGCTGCGAATTTGTTGCGGCAAAGGGCTGGTGGGACGCCAGTCTTTCAATATGTTTGGTCCCATATACATTTCGGTCGCAAACGATAGAACTATTTTCGTTGGTTAGAGCGGATGATCTCCTCACGTGTCCAGCTATCCGCTTCACCATTGACGTTTGATGAATGGCCTGAACGCATGAAATGAAGCATCGCTGCCAAACAAACATCGCATCGGCAACCCAACTCACGAAAACTTTGCAATCCATGTTTCATGCATCCTTTGATACATCCTTCGCCTTACGTAAACGCTGCATGTCTTGCTGAATTGTCATCTTATGTAAACCTGTCGCCTTAGCGATCGTCGGAATTGTGACCTTGCGTTGGCGTAGTTCTGCGAACAAACTTCGCCGTAACTCACCTAACTCAGTGACACGTTTCCGGTGATGATCAATCTCGATTGTTTGCCGAGACACCTCAACTAGTAACGCTTGAACTTCGTCGTCACTCATTTCAACCTCCTGAAGCTCGCACGTTCGCTGAGATAGTGCGTGCTGATTCAATCTGGGTACGTACCGCAATCAGTTTCTGTTGCGTTGCTTTCTCTTGCGCTTCCGCGATCTTCCAAGCGTGATAGGCGTTCGCTGCTTTCAAATGAGCGATCGCTGTTTGTTTCGCAACCGTTCCCTCACTCAAACGCAGGATCGCCCTGTTGTATTGGCGTTTATATTCGGATTCAGCTTCAGCGCGCTCAACCGTCAACAAACCGTACTGCTCAACTTCGTATTCGAGTTGATCGCCAAGATCCAACAGTTTCTGTTCAACATTGACCTGATACATCGGTTCTGTCATTGACACGACACAACCTCCACAAGCTCAATCCGTAAACCATCAACGTCACCGATTTCTGCTGGGTAAAACGTCAACGCCTTCAAGAACGTAGGGTTGTCATCTTCTAAAACGCCTCGATCAACTAAACCGTCAATCGCAGCTTTCACCGCAGGGAAACAACCACCTACATCCTGTTTCCATCGCCGGTCTTTAGCGAGCGGTGTCGCATGAACAACAACCGCTTTCAGTTTCGGCACTTCGTGTGCTTTCGCTAACCAGCCGAACGCTTCCCGTTGATCTTTGACTTTCGCTGCCCGTTTCATGTGATGCCACGACCGTTCAGCGTTACTAGTCCACGGCCTGTTGCCATGAAGTTCGAGAACGTAACTAGCCATGCCGTAATGATAACAGACGGTAAGGGGTACGCGGTGGCCCCTACCCATTTAGAACGGTTCATGGTCTGGCACATTCTGCTCAGGCATCTTTGGAGCTTCACGACGCGCTGGCTGTGACGCTTCACCAACCGTAGCTGGCCTCCACTGAACCGAAAGTCCAGCATCCTCAGCGCTCACCTCAACTGAGCTACGAGTCTGACCGTCTTGTTCCCATCTAGAGAAATCAAGCCGACCGAATACCCAAACTCGGTCACCCTTATTGAAGGACTCAGCCACATTCTCTGCTAGCTGACGCCAAGCCGTGACCTTGAAATAGTGGGCAACGTCCTCAGCGTTTTGTTTCTTCTGGTTCCACGCGACACTAAACGTGCATAGCGCAGTTCCATCATTCAGAAACTTCAACTCTGGTGGGATACTCACGTTCCCGATGATTGTTGTTGTGTTATCGAACGCCATTTACGGCTCCTTTGTTGTTTGAAACTTCGCAACCAGTTGGTCACGTCGTTCTTCGGCGGATTTGAGATCGTAATGGGCCATCAAGTCGGCAGTAATCCAACAGTGATTCCCTAATGGGTTATCGCCTTCTATTTCGAGGTGTGTGATCTCTGACCAATCTGTTGTTGTCATTGTTAAACAACCTCCTCTAGTAATTGTTTGCGGACCAGTTCTGGAGGCCATTCATGACCCCCGACTTCGTTAATCTGACAGACCCAAACTTCTGGCCCGTCATTGAATTCCTCACTTACTTGCACATCCAAAATGTCGCATTCGACCATTTCGTTACGGCGAGGGTGATACGCCTGCATGCGTTTACCGGCATCTGTTTGTGTAATGCTCATACGTTCTCCATTTCTTGTTTAACAGTGGGTGCTTTGTTGCAATCCACATGGCCGTTCCAAATATGGACAGGCCAATCAGGTGGACCGCTTTGTGTTCGGACGAACCCGTACATTTCTGATTCGAGGCGGACGGGCCGGTCACAGCGTTTACACCTCATGACTCTTTGCCCCAGATTTCTATTTCCCATTGTTCAAGGTCTTCACCAAGTTTGAATGGGTAGCGACCTCGGCTAACACCTAGACCTAACGCAAGATCTGCCGCTCGGCATTTTGCTTCGTTGAGGGTTTCAGCGGAGTACCATCTGTTCGCTTCACATTCAATGACTTGAAAGTACCAAAGCCATTCACCATCAACATCTTCTTCAAGGATCTCGTTGATGACGACGGACCTTTTGCCGCCTACGGAAATCTCGTGATGCGTTTTGCATTGAGTTCCTACTCTGCTCATATCGCACGCTCCCAGACCGGATTACCTAAACGGTTACGACCAACTCGCCAGTTACCGTGATACTCACCGGCATCCAATAACTCGGTGGTGGATTTAGTTGCCGCATGGGTTTCGCAGTAAAGCGTTCCTGCGGCTCGTGCGTCTTTACCGCAGTTACGGCAACTCACTATTCGTGGTGTCGCTTGCGGCATGTCACTGGCGAAACGCAGCTTGGTGAGTTTCGCTTTAGCTGACCAATCGACTGCCATTTATCGGCCCTCTTTAATCATGTAGCGAACGTGATCGTTCATGTCTTTGACAATGAAGTGCTTGTCGCTCAGTGAGGTGCCCATCTGGTAGCCGCAGGCTCCGCAGGTTGCGGTCCAACCTTCGAGTCCGCCTTGGGCGACATGCCGATCGTCGAAGACGTAGCTGTCGGTCTGGTCGAATGAGTGGGTCATGGTAGCTCCTTTTGAGTTTGTGATTGCTGCCATACCTGAACTATATATGATAGGGGACCCACTAGCAACTATTTGTTCAAGAAACTTTGTTCTTCAAGAATCCTTGACCATATTATTAGGGCTACCCCTTGACAACGGTGGTGATTCATGATAAAGTGAAGTCATGGCAGTAATCGCAACAAGAATCGGAGATTCAAATATGCCACTCACATGGAACATCGCAAATTGTCGAAACGCTGACAGCCTTCTGGCTGAAACGTACATCGACCCAAGCCAAAACGGGGAGGTGTTCACTGAAGGCTCAACCAATTACCAACGGAACCAGCATCGGATAACCACTTCGGTTATCCAGATGATGCCGAACCTTGGTATCAACAAAATCACTTCCGACAATATGTACGAAGTCGCGGAGCGCTATCACATCCTGTCAACCGGTGACGACAATCGCGTCGGCGTCTGGGAAGAACACGAAGGCGAGTTGGTGTATCGGAAGATGCGCCTTAACACCCTTCACTTCGCAGACCGTATCGGGCTGTCAACCAACGTGACCAACATGACTCGCTCAGAGTGGGTCGCTGCGCTTCCGGATGGGTACGCCGTGGACAACTGGATGGAGGTGGGCGACTGCTGGGATAGGGGCTGATGCCAACTATCTGCTCATCGGGTGTCTCACCCGGTGGGCAGGCTGGTGTTATCAGACATCAATCAATCTCCAAGGAGGAGCAATGGCAAATATGCAATGGTCGCAACTACGACCTGTCCATGATGCAGCCGCCGCTCTCGATGGAATCGCGGATGACGCGACTGCCGACGAGATAGCGGATGCAATCACAACTGCGATGGGACACCTCGCTGAAGCAACTCACCATATTGAAATGAGTGACCGTGTTGCGGCAAGGCTGATTCCTAAGTGGAAACAAGCAAACGGCAAACTACGGGAAAGCATTTCCGGTTACAGCACCCGTATCGCTTCACGACTGTTCGAGGCGAACGGCAACAAACCGTTACCCGTCGTCATCGAAAGTGATAACGGTGAGCAAGTTGTTTGCACACCTAAACACACTGTTAAGCGAACCGAGATCCGGCGAGATGAATTAGCGGAGGCGGTTGAACGGTTGACCGCTAACCCCGTTTTTCGCCTTGACCCAAATGGTGATGGGGAGCTACTTGATTACGACGTAGCCAAACTGCGTTTATTCAAAAGGGCATTCCGCTTCGAGCCGCGCTGGTCTGAGTTGAAGAAACTTGGTTTGAATGACGATGAGTTCTGTAAGAAAGAAGCGTCGTTCAGTCTTGATGTCCAGAAAGGGGCAAAGCTATGACCGACATTGAAATCATTGAAGAACGACAGGTAGCGCGTGCCGATGATGGCCGCTACTTCGATCTAGTGATGCGGCAGGCTACGGTACTCGCCAGTTCACGGATCGTTCCTGCTGCTTACCGTAACCGTGAAGCTGACATCGTCGCCGCTGGGCTAGCCGGACGGGCTTTCGGTTGGGACGTGATGGCATCTATGCGTAACTTCCATGTGATTGAAGGCAGCGCATCCATGAAGCCGGAAGCGATGCTCGGGCTTGTGCGTCAGGCTGGCCATTCAGTCACCATTGAGAATGGCGCTGGTTCAGCTACTGCGATTGGTAAACGCTGCGATACTGGTGATGAGCACACTGCGACGTTTACGTTGGATGATGCTGAAGCTGCTGGCCTCGCAGGCAAAAAGAATTGGAAGCAGTATCAGGAATCAATGTTGACGTGGCGTGCTGTGTCCAAACTGTGCCGGAATCTGTTTAGCGATGTGGTTCTTGGCGCTGGTTACGTGCCTGAGGAACTAGGGGCAGACGTAGGGCCGGAAGGTGATGTGATCACGTTGGTTTCGGCGGCGAAAGCGAAACACCTTGTTCTTGAAGCGGCCAATGGGGATAAGGAATTAGCCCTTGAAGCGTGGGGAGAGAACGGTAGTTCAGCGGTCAGCGAGGATGAACTTGAAATTATTATCTCATCTTTACTTGACAGGGTAGCCCCTACCGGTAATAATGAAGTGACAGCAACCGAATCGGAGGATTCACAATGACAACAGAAATTACCCGAAACCCGTCTCACAGGCATGCGCCTTGGGAGTCGGTCGACGCAGAGGACATCTCTGGCCTCGGTATCAACGAAGCGATCAAAGTCGCTGGCCTTGACTTCACCGTAGCTAAGGTTCCGCACGTCGCTGAGGTTTCTCTCCCTGAGAGCAACAACCCAGCCTTACGGTTACCCCGTAAAGTTGAAATGCCCGACAGTCGCTTAACTGTCAACGAAACAACCGGAGACATACTCGGCATCGTAGGAAAGGGTTACCACGTAATCCAGACTGAGCAAGTCGTTGGATTGATGGACGCTCTCGTCGGTGACGGATGGTCACCTGAATGGGCCGGGAAACGTAAAGGCGGTGCCCAAACTTTCATGTTCGGCAAACTGCCTTACGAGATGCAGAACATGCCTGACGTTCAACCGTACATGGGTTTCCTTAACTCATTCGACGGGTCAACGGCATTGAGGGTCGCTTCGACTGCGATGGTGCCTAGCTGCACCAATGCGCTTTCGACAACCTTCTACGGCAAAAACAACAACACGAAAAGCGTGTTCAGCTTCAAGCACACCGCGAACATCTGGAACCGTATCGACGCTGCCCGAGAGGCCTTACACCTACAGGTTGAATGGGCCAAAGAAATGGACCGGCAGATCGGTGTCTTGATGAACCGCCCACTTTCCCGTGAAGGCGGAAACATCATCTTGAACAAACTTGTTCCATTGAACGGTGAAGTTGTGAACGGCGAGCAAATCTTTCGGGATGACGCTGGCAAGGTGCTCAGTGATCGAGCGATCACGATGCGTGGCAACAAGCGTGAAGCCATCCTGACGAACTGGAGGGATTCGGAAACGATTCTGCCAAGTGCAAGGATGACCGGTTGGGGCTTGGTTCAAGCGATCAGCGAAATTGAGCAGCACGCTAATCAAGGTGACGCTACCGCTCAGGGCGACAAGCTCATGGATCGGGTAGCGGTTGGCCGTGTAGGCAACCTCACTGAGAAGGCATGGCGCGAGCTAATCCCTGCCTGAGCTAAACTGAAAGGCCCACCCGAGGTGAGAGTCTCGGGTGGGTCATTTTCAGTCCAATGAAACCAACACTATGGAAGGAGTGCTGGTATGAACCAGCCTAACACAAAAATGGCAAAGTGGGATGCAAACACTATCCACATACCCGTTGACCTGCTACAGGTGAAATTGTCACCGACCGCCCTACGGTTATGGATCGCTCTTGCAAAGTTCCGTAACACTAAAACGAACAAGTGCTTTCCTAGTAGCCGCTCATTACTTGAACTACTACCTGAAGGCACCAACTCAGGCACACTCCGCAGGGCGAGGGCTGAACTAGAAGAAAAGGGTTTGCTCATCGTTCAATCTCAGTATGACGATGGACGCCAGACCAGCAACCTGTACGAGCTTCTTTACCCTAAAGAAGTGGTTGAGGAAGCGCGCGATAACGCGCGAAGGGAGGAGCGCGAAACCACGCGGGTCGAGGCGCGTGAAACCACGCGGGTCGAGGCGCGTGAAAACGCGCTCCCAATTAACTCATTAATAGAAACTCATAAAAAAGGAACTCAAATACTGGAGTTTTTTGATTCGGGCGAAATTGAACTTGTTGATGAGAAACAACTTGCCACTGAAATGTTTGATGAGTTCTGGGATGTTTATGGCAAGAAGGTCAATAAGCCAGCCACCCAAAAGCATTGGGCCAAACACATCAAGGATGTGGCTCTGGCCGAACTGGTTATTGCGAAGGCAACGGAATATGCAGCGTCACGGGAGAAGCAATACAGGCAAGACCCTGAACGCTGGGTACGTGATAAACGCTGGGAAGATGAGATCGTTGGCAGCGAACCGTTGTCAGCAGGCCAGAAAACCTTTAAGCGAATGCAAGCCAAAGTTGATCGGGGCGAACTATGAACGAGACAGAACGGCAAGGGCGACGGGCAGCGGCAATAGCGATCACAGAGCTATCTGAAATTTACAACCGGGAACTGACTGACCCTCAGATTGATGAATACATCAACTTGCTATGGGATCTTCACCCAAGGTCTTGGGAAGCAACGAAGAATACGCTCCTTACGGAACAAGCCTATTTCCCTGCGATCACGACTATCCGGCGAGCCGCAATCCATGACCCTGAGGCCATGACAGGCGAACAGGCATGGGAGCTTGTGTGCGAACGTATAAGGCGAGTTGGTTTTAATGGAGGGCCGGGTGACCTGAATGATGAAATCAAGGCTGCTATGAAGTCCTGCGGCGGCTGGGGAGACCTCTGTCGTTCGGAGCGACCCGATAACGATCGGTTCCACTTCGTGAAAGCCTTTAACGCAGCGAAAGAGCGTGATGACCGCCGACGCCTTCAGCAAGCTGATCCGACACTTGAAATGCCTGACGAACTTATGGAAGGCATGAAACAGATTGGGCGAGGCGGTAGCCATGAATCAATTTGAGAAAGCCTTCGACAAGCTCCTTGGGGCGTTCCCAACCAGTTACGCGTCGGAGCAAATGCGAACCCTGTGGTTAGACACATGGAGCCAACATCCAATCAGCGTGATCAGCCGAACGGCTGTTACGGTTGCCCGGACGGGAGCGAAGTTCCCATCTTTAGATGAGTTCATGGCGTTAGCTGAAAAGGAAGCAAGCAAACAATCGTTGATCGGGAGGCGTGACCGAATGGAAGCGTGCCCGAAATGCGACTCCGGTTTCGTTGAGACGAAGACTGATACTTTTCGACCATGCGAAGATTGTTTACCGGACAGCTACGGTCAATGGGCAAGCGGCGAATACGAGCCACGATCATGAAACTGGTGGCCGCTGCCATGTGCTTTGTCGTGTTCGCTTTTGGGTTTAGCGGCCAGAGGACTCAGGTCATAAGTCCCGTGGCTACTGGTGTTATTCCCACGACAGCGGCCCCAGTGGTGACGACGATAGCATTACCGCCTTCGACAACTGTGGCAATCATCCCAATCGCAACGCCTACGACCACTACGGTCGTTGAACCGTGGGTGACGATGCCAACGACAACCATCAAAGTTGTTTTGGCAAGTTACGAACCGCTCACCGAGTTGGAACGGTTGATCTGTGACCCGAAATGGGAATGGGACTGTGAGGAAGCCATCGCCGTCGCTACTTGTGAATCGAGAATGAACCCGAGGGCAGTCAGTAAACCGAACACGAACGGAACAATCGATAGAGGGTTGTTTCAGATGAATGATGTTTGGGAAGAAGCGTGGCCGCCTGAAGTGTGGGACCGAATCTTTGTTGCCCGAACAAACATCGCTATGGCGCATCACGCTTGGAAAGTCGGCAACGACTCGTGGCTTTACTGGACGTGTCAACCATGAAGAAGAAACCAGACCCAAAAACCTTGTTAACGCTTTTCACAGAAGATCACCCTGAACTATTGGCCGAACAATTCTGTTCGTGTCATCAACTCCAAATCTGCCCGACAGCGTGGATGACGAAAGGAAACGCAACCAATGACTGAGCTATTCGACACGAGATCTGAACTGCCTCACTTAACCGAAGCCGGACAACAATTCAAAGAAGACTTCATCAACAAAATTCCGACTTGTGAGAGATGCGACGGTGCGCCATCGGTGTTAACAGTGCGTTTGCTTCGTAACGGAGCGACACAGAACAGACCAGAGTGTTCTGAGTGCGGCAAACTTTTGTATTTCGGAACCGGTCAATACATCAAGAATCTGTTGGTTTGGCACGCACAAGATATCCGAATGGATATTCCGTGGGCGAACGACGTGTTGTTGGTAAACGAAACACAGCAGGAACGACAATGCGCACACGGGGCTGACACAAAGAATCAATGCACTAACACGGATATCGAATACCACCACTTTGGCCCTAAATCTTATTTTGCTGACTACCACAACTGGCCTACGGCTTGGCTTTGTCGCGCTCACCACAACCACTGGCACGAAGAAGTCACACCCGGCCTTGTCCATGACTACGGCGAGCATTACGCGTGGAATTGGGAAACAGGCAAACTGTCGCGCCATCACGATGATTATCTAATCACGACCGATGATGATGATCTAGAAGTAGATCCGCTCATTCAGTCTTTAATGGCGCAGCGCGAATTGAAGATCCTCGTGACATACGAACTTTACGAAAAAGAAGCACGAGCGAAAGCCGAAGAAGAACTGTTCGGCTATTACGACCCAGAAGAAGGCGAAGACGGGACCTACATACCCGGAGTGCTTGACGAGTTCGATGAAGTTATCGCACCGGATCGAGCGCCTCACCTGAGGGAAGACCACAAATACAACTATCCGCTTGATAGGTATGTAACCAATGAAACGTAGCGGCCCGATTCAACGCAAGACACCACTCAGGTCAGTGTCGAAGAAACGGCAGAAGATTCAAGGGCAACGCCGAAATCTTGTTCGTGAGCAACTCGCTGTCCGACCCTTCTGCGAAGCTGGTGAACCGATCTATATGTGGCACCAAAACAATTTCGGCGCAGAATACGCTCAGGAGAAACGGCGAACTGATCGTTGCCAAGGTCGCGCTACTGATATCCATGAGCCGTTACAAAGGTCAGCCGGTGGTTCAATCCTTGACGTAGATAACACGATCGCTGTTTGCCGTCGCTGCCATGACTGGATTCATGGTCATCCTGATGTGGCGAAGTCGCTTGGGTTGTTGAGTAATTCTTGGGACTGAAAACTTTTTCAATCTTTTTACTGAATTAGGTTGCAAGGGGTTCCCCTAGTATGTATAGTTCTTATATGACAGCAAACCGAAACTCAAACTCAGGAGGAAATGTCATGAACAAGACAATCGAAGATCACGAAATCAGCGCTGCCATGATGATGGGGTTCCTTGAAGCTCGTCTCGCTAGGTTAGAAGCCGAACTTGCCGAAACCGGTGATGGACTGACTCGCTTTGCACGAACTCGCTTATCGGCTCGCACCGACGAAGCGCGAGAAACGCTGATCCAAGTGGAAAGGACCGTCAGCCTTCTTAAGGGATGCCTCTAGGCGGCTCGCCCCGGACTGGCGCTCCTACCCGAGCGGCGGTTCGATTCCGCACCGGGGCACGACAGCAACAAAAACCAAACAGGAGGAACTGTCAAAATGATTGAAGCAATCTTCATCTTCGGTCTTATGGGTGCCGGTGTTTATCTGGACCGGCGCGACGAACAGCGAGCAGCCGAAATGCAGTTGGCTTTAGATCGTGTCCATCACGGCACAGAGTTGAAGCCATACGACTGGGAGCTAGAAGCATGATGAGAGCATTCGTACCTATCGAAATTCACGAACGCCTAGAAGATAAGTGGAAACTTCGTGAACACGAAATAGCTAAATCACGAACCGAAACAGACCACTGGAATCGGATTCAAAACAAAGCATGGAACACGACACTCACTAAACGAGACATCACCGGAACCGTAGCTAAGTATCGCACCGGCTTGAAGTCTTACGGCTGGGAACTGGAGGCATAATGGTGGACTTTGAGCGCAATCACGCAGACATGACAATCCCTGAACTTGTCTCACTACGGAAGGAAATTAAGGAAACGGCTGAGGCGTTGGAAAGAAAAGATGGCAACGCTATAAGAGCCATAGTCCGAAAAGTGCAGCAGTTACATGACGCCGGAAAATCCTTTGAAGAGATTTACCAAGAATCAAATCTCCCCTTCAAAGACCTAGCAATCTCGCTCGGTCAAAGAAGATTTGAAGAAGCAACCGGTTACGAACACGCGGGAGACCACCCGGACTGGGACACAGCGATATGAACGACTACGAACAGCACCTCAGGGAATGGGCGAAAGCTGACCCGGAACGCCTGATGCCTTACGTCGAACGAGCGCTACGAACAGCCGAAGCGAAACGAGAACAAAATGTCGAATGAGCAATACAACCTGTTCGGCTTCAACCCTGACCAAGTCGGCGGCAAAGTCGGAGCCGATCACCCGGAGACGAGTCAAGTCGCAGCGAGGAACGTCAAGTCAGGTGGCCAGAAAGCGCAAGCAATAAAAGCGTTAGCTCGTGAACCGAAACGTGGCATGACCGCTTACGAGTTGAGCGAACATATTGTGAACGGTGCTGGCCGCACTATTTCACCGAACCAAGCTGGTACTCGTTTAGGTGAGTTACGTGATCAAGGGTTAGCGGTTTACCTTTACGATGAGGTGGGGCGCGCTGTTGAGCGTGAGACAACTCCGGGAAACACTGGGATCGTGAACGTGCTAACGAGGCAGGGTTTCATGGTGGCGACGAACATTCATATTGAGGAAACCGAATTTCAGTCTGAGGAGACGCGCCAATATTTGTTGGAGGCTGGTTTGCGTGGGGGTGCTGGTGACCGTAAATGGAAATCTTCGAATTAATTACTGGATGAGGTTGCTAGGGGCCGCCCTAGTGTGTATAGTTCATTACATGACAGCAACCGGAACCGTAGGAGGAACCGAAATGAATACAGAAACACGCAAACTAAGTTTCACAGGAAATCGCACAAATCTTGATTTCAACGTCACCATTGAAGGCGTAACCGTTACCGCAGGCACTGGCGAGAAGGAACATTCTTTCGTCGTGAGTTGCCCTGAACTAGACCACTCCAAGAGCTTCAAGACTATGGCTGAAGCTCAGGCTCTGGCTTCCAAAATGTTGTTTGGCGAAATGCACGACATCTACGACCTAGTGGTCCAATCTTTAGACGCTGAATTCTTCTTGAAGCGGATGAACGGGGTGAACGCCTGATTCACACAGGGTAGGGCTGCGAAAGGCTACCTCCGAATTGCCGACGTTCGGGGAAGTGAGAGGTTCAATTCCTCTCCGCAGTACGACAGCAACAACAACAGAAAGGACTGTCATGGGTGATAGAGGAAACATCCAAATCAATCAACCGCTAGTCGGAGAAGCCAGCGGAGAAGCAAGCATCTTCTTTTACACACATTGGAGAGGAAGCCAAATCTGTCAGGTACTTGCGAAAGCACTTGACGATAACCGTGACGCTTGGAACAACCCAGATTATTTGACTCGCATGATCTTCAACGAACTACAAGGCGATGACCGCACCAACAAAGGCTTCGGAATCGGGATTAGTGAAATTGACCCTGAGTACCCAACGCCAGAGGTTTACTGGACTACCCGTACCAGCAAGTTCGGAACGCAGATGCCTGATGAACTGATGGTTGAGTACAACGGCGAAATCAGCACCGGCGACGAGTTCGTTGACAGATTCACGAACCCACGCCTACGCGATAGAGCAGACCAAGAGTTTGAGCCGACGCTTGAAATGCTGGTGATCGAATGACGGTAGTTCATCGCATCACTGATCTGTCGAAGCGTCAACAAGCCGCGGTAGTTACGTTGGTGAACCGGCTTGGTTCACTACAGCTTCCCGATGAGTTTGTAGAAACGCTGCTAACGAGAGCCGGTAACGACGCTGAAGCAATCTGGCGTTACATGATGGATGAAGGTTTCCAGCGCCACGCTGACCAGTGGCTGAAAGAGAACGTTCCTGCTATCGTGCAGGGAACAACATAACGCTCGTTGGTTGAGGCGGTTGCTGTCATAACTCCCTCCTTGACTCCCAACGAGTAGAAGGTCCCGTGGCCCCTGACCGGTCACGGGATCTTCATTTTTTGGGCCTAGAAAATAATCTCAAATATTCTCATCTTTTTACCCTTTTTGGTTGCTAGGGGTTCCCCTAGTGTGTATAGTTATTGTCATGGCAGCAAACGCAAACCTCAAAGGAGCCAGTCAAATGAAAACCCTAAT